ACCTGTTGCTATTCCACCTAATAATACCCATATTGTATTAATTTGGTCTATATATTCCATAATTTTTGTTTGTTAGTTTGTAAAATTTTTTACTTCTTCTTCTAAATTCATTTTGATTGATTGATTTTTAATTATAATATTTTGGTGTAAAAAAATAGCAGTAAGGTACAAAAAACACACCTAATACGCATAAACCTATAAATCTGAATAGTTGGTTTCCGTTACCTAATTTGAAGTGATTTAAGTAATAATCATAAGTTGATATATACCATAATTTAAAATTTCTATTTGCACCTATCAAACATTGGTAATCGTGAAGCATTGCTTTTAAGTCTAAATCTTTAATGTCATGCAAATCTTTAACAATAGTCGCTCCATCAAACTTTGTTGGATTTTTACAAAAGAAGTCGTAAGCTTTAATGTAAGGTTCGATTTCTTCTATATCTAAACCTTTGTAGGTTAATAGCATTATCATTTCGTGTCGCTTTGTTGCGAGTGCTTCTCTATCTTGTTTAAAAAAATCGCACTTACTTTTTTTGAAGAAGTAGTAAACTATTATTATTGTTGGGTATATTAGTAGGTACATATTTATAATTTATTTCCGTTAATAAAAATATAGTCTAGTTGTTCGCTTGTAATACCTAACATTTGTGCCATTTGTTTAAGTGTTGTATCATTTCTATCAAATACAATCGCATATTCCCACTTTGCATAAATTAACTCTTTTTGAACTTGGTCAGGAATTTGCTCAATCATTGCGTAAATTGAAGCAATTGAAATGCCACTTAAAATAAGTTGCACTCTCAATTTCATTTGTGAAATGCTTTCTGGAACTAATAATTTTTTATGTTCTGCAATTTCTTCATCAGTCGTACCCTCGTAATACTTCGAGCCGTCAAACATTGGTTTAACAAAGTTTTCAGCACACAGTTTATCCGTTTCGTTTGATTTTAAAATATAATTATCTTCTTCAATTCTTGCACCTTGTACAATGTTATTTTCGTATGTTGTTACTATCATAATTTTATAAGATTGTGATTTGCTATAAAAGTTGTTTCTGAAGAATTAGTTAAAGCAGATGAAAAATGAAGCCAATTATCCACCGTATGATCAAAAGTAGTATTAGAAATACTTGAGAAATTTGCAAAATGTCTATCATCAGCCTCACCAACATTTAAATATTTAAAAACTCCATCTTGTAAAATCCAATGTTTACTAAATGACCTCCAACCCGCATTACTAAAGTGACCGTAAATTTGAGGATTTGACGTTGATGGCGTAATAGATTGACCTAGTCTAACTCTGGAAAAAACATTACTTGTGCCGTTGTGAATTTCATCATATCTTAATAATAATGTTTCGTTATCCGTTAAAGTAAAGGCTGGTATTTTTATTGATTTTATAAATGTTTCAGTAGTTGTTCCTGTTAAAATTAAAGATTTAATATTTGTTTTTGAAATTAAACCAGTTTGATTACTAACATCATCCAACATCGCAAACATCCCACTCTTATTTGGTAATTGATATTCTTTACTAGCAGTTAAATTATCAATTAGAAAATTAGCAATTACAGAATCACTCCTTCTTTTAGAAAAGAAACTACCATTAGCAGACATTCCAAACATATCTACACCTGTAGTTCCTTTAAAGTAATATTCTGCATCATTAACATTTATTCTAAAATAAGTGGCATTTGCTACATCATAGATATATAAACTATCATTGATATAAATTGGTAAATTAGTGGTATTTCCTTCTTCGGTAACTTGCTGAAGTCCTTGTGTACCATTCAACGCTAAATCTCCACTACCTGAACCACCTATATTTATTATAGGTTGAATAGTAACAACATTAGCTTCTTGACTAATTGTTAAGTTTAATTTAGTTACGTTCTGTGTTACTGTTAATTTCATTTAGTATATTGTTTTAATATAGTATAAGCTACTCTAAAGTAAGTAAATCTAGTATAATTATTAGTTATTTCTAAATCTCCCATAAATGTTCCTACAGGAAAATCATTATCACTTTCATCAACACTATCTATTTCAAAAGTTTTATCATCTATAACAGTTATTCCATCAGTAGTATTTGATATATCAATAAATTTTATATTATTGTTATATACTTGCATTTTAATTATAGTTCCTAATAATGTCAAATCAATATCATCAGTAGGATCAAATTGAAAAGTTATTTTAGGTATAGTGTCTCCTTGAACTATATAACTATTACCTAAAGGTATTTTTAGTGTTTCCATTTTAGCTAGGTTTTATTACATTACATTCTTCAAAAGAAGCTCTTATAGACCAAAATCCAATATGTATTTCAGTACTATCAGTTACTTGTATTCCTCCAATATATAAACTTCCTATTTTTATACAATCATTAATTTCATATAAAAAATCATTTTCAGTACCAATAGACTCAGCAAGTGATACTACTATTGGTATATTTGAATTATCACCACATCTTATGTAAGAAGCCCAAGAAAACCTATCTAATCCATTATCAAGATTAGCACCATTAATACTTTCAAGCTTAATACATAATTTTTCAGGTCTATCTGTAGGTACACAATTATTATTTTGGATAAATTTAGGTTTTATAGTTGTTTGATAGCTTTTAATAAGTTTAGGTTCACAAATATCATTAGAACAATGTGATAATTTATTATAAAAATTAATTAAATTATTTCTTTCATCATTTGTTAAATCAATTATATCTAATAATTTAAAAATTAAATTTAAATTATAAATATCTGTTACATCTAATTTACCATATATTGTAGCTTTATTATATATTTTTTCTACAGAACTTATCATTACTGCAGTATGTGTTTTTGACTTTATATTTAACATTATACTATTTGTTGATTAAATCCATTACAAGAATTACAAAAAATAGGTTGACAGTTATTACATTTATCTAAAGAACAAAGTTTTTTAATTTTATTAACTAAAGATACAGCTTCTAAATAATAACCTGCATTAATTGATTTTTCTGTAATATCTAATAATAAATTTATAGTTAATAATTTTTGATCTATTATAACATCATTACAATTTAAACAATCACTTTTTTGAGATTTAAAAAAACCATCTAATAAACATTGGTATTGTTCTGTAAAATCATAAGTAATACCTATGACTGAAACCATTGTTTCACAATTATCATCAGGTATATAATCACTTTCAACTTCAATAAATAATAAATCTTTAAATATATCAATTTGTAATTCAGAAGCTGTTACAATAAAAGATTCATTATTATTTAATTGTGAAAGTTTAGTGTTTAAATCTATAGCTAAAGTATAATCTTTAAAATCATCCATTTTCCATAATAATAATGAAGTAATGGTATTACCAACATTAGTAGTCAAGTCTATTAAAAGTTCTTGCCCATTGTTTTGTATTTGAAAGTTATTAATTGTTATCATATTATGGTATAAAAAAAAGGGAGTAGAGTTTTGAACTCACTCCCTTAATTAGTTAATTTTGTTTATTTATTTTATTATGCTAAATCTGCAGGAATAGATACTCCAGGAGCAGCTGTTGCAATTTCAGCTTTAATAGCATTAATTGTAGCTAATGTTTCGCTTACTATTGTAAGCTCTTTAAATTGTCTTTCAACATTAACTCCCTCACGATCTTTATGAAAGCCTATAATTAATGTTTTATATTGACCAGCTGGATTAGCTAAATAATCAACATTAAAGTTATTAGGAAAACTTACTTCACGTCCATAATCTGCATTTTCATATCCTTTTAAAGAATATTCAGCTAATGCAACTTGTTTACCTGTACCTATACCTTCTTTCAAAGCTTGAGTAGTTGTAACAGTTAATACATTATAAGAACTTCCAGCTTCAGCTAATGTTTCAGGAGAATTATCTTTTACAGATACTTCAACTTCAAAATTAATAGGTGCACCAGCATCTTTACCTTTATAAAAACCTTGTACTTTACCTGTTAAAACAATAGTTGTTCCAGATACAGAAGCTTCAATTTCTTTTAAAGCATCTTCACGTTTTAAACTACCATTTAAATTTTTAACTAACTCTGATTGAATTTCTGTATAAGTCATCGTGTTATTAACTGGTGTTACTACAAAACCATGAACATGTCTAAAATTTTCTGGTGAACCAATACCATCAAACTTACGAATAGATACTCTATAAGTAACATTTGCAATAGCAGTTCCTGTAAAACCTCCTACAGTTATAATTTTAGGTACTTCAGCTACATAGTTTGCAACTTTAACATAATCAATTTGTTTAGGGTCAATTGTATCAGAAGCTTTTACTCCTGTTAAAGAAGTATTTTCTTTACTTACAATTTTAAACGGTTGATTAGCAGCTACTGCAGCTCCATTTGATTTTACAACAGCTACCTCACCAACTGAAGCAGTAGCATTAAACGTTGTATTAGTAGTTTCAGTTGCTAAAGCATCTGTAATCATTAATCTACCTACATTTTTTGGTGAAATTATACTCGCCATATTTTTAATTTTTAGTTATTTCTATTATTTAATTGAACTCTATTTTGTAAATTATTTTCTTTATAATCTCGATGTGCTAGTTCTACAGCACGATCTAATATTTCTGGATGAATCTCTTTATCTAATTCAGAAGTTTGTTCTTGTACAATACCATTAATTGATAAATTCATTCCTGAAAATTCAGGGTCAGCACTTAAATCAGTTAATAAAATTGGACTAGGATATTTTAAGTATCTTAAATGATAAGTATCAATTACCCTATCACTTATAACCTCAACAACATTATTTAATGAAGAATTATAATCTAATCTCCAAGCTAAATATTTATAAGGTCTTTTAAAAGGATTATTAGTTTTTTCATTAAACTCATCTAAAGTTACAGGTATAATATCTATTTCAATACTACAATTGTTTTTAGTGTAAATACCTTTCTCGTATTTTATTAAAAATACATCTTTAGGTATTGTAAAAAACCTTGAGTTTAATTTATTAGTTATTCTATCAGTGTTAACAGCAAAAGATGTTGATTTAAAATCTTTAATTAATTCTTTTAAATCAGCTCTTCTTTTATCAGAACCATCAAAACCTTTTTGATACTTATTTGCTAATCCATTATATTCTTTAACTATTTCTAATTGTGCTTTAGTTAAATAAAATGACTTTTCATATTTATCTAATCCTGGAGCAGAATTTGAAGATATATTATCATAAAGAATATCAAACTCTAAGTTAAATTCATTAGTAGTCATTATTTAGTATTTTTAACTCTAGCTTCAATTAAATCACGAACTTCTTGATTTTTTGGATCAATTAAATATTTAACAGCATTTTGTAAAGAAGCAATTTCCCCTTCTTTAGCTAATGTTAATCCATCAACTGTTTCATATTTACCATTCTTTTTAACAACTATTCCTACATTTTCAGCAAGAGCAATTAATGTTTTAGTTTCAAAATTTGGATCTTCAATTAAATTTAAGAAATCTTTAGTTCTTGAGTCAACTAATGTCTCAACTTCAGTATTAATAAATTTCATTGTTGAATTATCAGATAATTTTTTACCACTCATTAAATATATAATTGAAACAAGTACATCTCTGTTATCTTCAATCTTATAGTATTCTTTCCAAGCAGTTTTAATTAAATCTAATTTTTTAGATCTATCTTTTAATTCTTCACCTGTTCTAGTCATGTAGAATTGATAAGTACCTTTGTTAGTTCGTTTATATTCTTCTAAACTAGGTGCAATAACATCTTGCCATGCTAATAATATTTTATATTTTAAATAATCTTCAGGTATAGATAAATCTAATATTGTATCAAGTTTTTCTAATGCTACATTTTTACTGTGCCAAAAATCACTATAAATAGAAAGATTAACTCCTCTAAAATGACCGTTTTCAAAATATTCTTTTTCTTCTGTAGTAAGAACGTTTTTTAAACCACCACCTCTTTGTAAAGGTACACAAAACTTACGTGTTGCACCTTCAACCATTCCTCCTGAAATTACATGTGATTCAGATACATCTGCAGCTAAACCTTTATTTCTTTTAATAAACTTAATTGTTACCTTTTCTTGTGGTAACATAAATCCTTCTTTAACTTCTCCCATTGTTAATTTTATTTATGTTTTAAAAAATAAAGGGTGTTTTTGGGCACACCCTTTAAAGCCTATTTATTAATATTGGTATATAATACTTGGTATTAATGATGCAGTTCTAGAAGGGTCTTTAACCATCGCACCTTGCATACAGTAAGCTGTAATTGTAGCACTATCTTCCATTCTACCCATATTTCCTGAACCTCTTTCTCCTGTAAAAGGATTTCTGAAACCTGCTTGATATCCTCTAATTTCTTCGTTATCTTTAACCATTACTTTTTGAATATTAGGCTCTTCAGTAGATCCAATATATAAAATATCATATCTGTAAGATTCAGCAACACCACCATCTGGGTGCATAATTTTATTACGAACTTTGTCATCATACATTGGGTCAACCTCAACCATTACTTTGATAGAATTCGCAAATTCATATTCTGTAAATTGGTAACCCGCTTTGAATGAGTTAGAATGTAATTGAGAACTTGTTTTCTGAACAACAGCTGGGTTGTTTTGAGAAAGTTCTTTCCAAGCTTGACCTTCACGATTAATAGATTGAGAGAATTGTTTAGCTCCTCTTTCACCAGTACGTAAAATAAATATTCTATCTTTAAAGTCTAATTTACCTTCTGATAATTCATGTAACATATCTTCAAGAATTCTCAATGAGAACGTGTTATATGTAACAATGTTTGAAACTTCCATTTGTTCACGAATACCTGAACCTGATTCAATAGAGAATCCTGATTTACCTATATTTAAGAAGTTACCACTTTCATCTCTGTTTGATTTACCAAACATAATGTTAAATGCTTTTAAACGAGATAAATGTTGTTCAAATCTCCAATAGATTTCTTGCATCCAAGTGTTAGAAGTTCTAACTTTACCTGCATTATCTAATGATTCAATTTTTGAATAATAAACATCTGTTGCGTTTAATTTACAATTAATCATATTACCTGGAACAGTTGTTTCAACACGTAATTGTGACATTGTATTTTTCAATGTGTAAGGAGAACTGAAGTTAATATCAGAACCTTTATTAGACATTGTTCTTTCAACAGGAGATCCTTCAATAGAGAATCTTTCTCCTACTAAAAGTTCACTACCAGGAACACCCTGATAAGTTTCAGGTCCACCCCATACTTCAGCTGTATAAACATAAGGTCCATTTGGTCCTTCTGATCTTGGATCAGCTAAGATACGATATTGATAAATATCTGGTTTTGAACCTGCAATTGTATGTACATCAGAAAAGTATTTTTCTGCGAACACCAATTCTATTTCGCTACGATTAGCTCCAACATTTACACTAGCATCAGTTACTACAGCACCTTCAAATCTTGCTTCAGCAAGTGGAATATTTCTTTCGTGAGAACCTACCATTTTCCATGTAAAGTCACCCTCATCTTCTAAATATTTCACTGGAAACATATTAAGTACAGTATCTAAGTTTTTCATCCCTGCCTTAGCAAGTAACACCCCAGTAATCTGAGATGCAACCATTGGTCTAGTAGCATAGATCTGACCTAAGTGATTTCTAGTTGTTAATCCTGACCAGTATTGTCCTTTGGTCATTACAAATTTACCTACACTCATAATTTTAATTTAATTATTTATTTACTTATTTAAAATTTTTATTGTTTTTTAATATACTAAACTATCACCAATTTCATAATCTTTAGAATTAGCATCATCTAAGAATGACGCATCACCACCAGCTATAACATGTTGATTGTTTTTTAATACTCTTTCAAAATCATTTTTAACTTTAGTTGTTTCAACTTTTCCAAATTGACTAAAATCTGTAAAACCTTTTGTTAATGCATATATAGTATATAATTTTTGTGAAAAATTTTCATCTTCACGTTGGTCTCTCATAAGAGCATTTTCCTCAACACCAGTTACAGGATTTTTTCCTACAGGAACCATCATTGATTTTAGAATACTTTGTCTAGCTACAGTGTTTAATTTTAATCCCTCAAAAGGTTGTTCTGTTTCTAAAATTTTCTTTTCTAAAGTTTTAATTCTTAAATCTTCTTTTTCTTTATTAATACGAATTTGCTCTAGATTATATTTCTTTTCTTCTTCAAATCTTTCTTTAACACCTGTTCGTATATTTTCTAAAGCTTCTCTAGCATCTTCAACGTCGCCATCTGTAGCAAAACTACGTTCAGTTAATTTTAATGCTTTTTGTTCATTGAACCCTTGATTTACAAAATCTTGATAAATTAATTGTTTTCTTAAATCTTCATTTTCAATTAAAGAATCTTCTGTAATAGAATCAAGTTGTGATTCAACTTGTTTTTGTTTTTGAAATGTCTCAACATCAAATCCTGATCTGAAAGCATCTAATGCTTCTCTTTGTTCAACAGATAAATCATTTAACTCTTTAGACTTAATTTCTTCTGATATTAAATCTGCTAGATCTTGAACTGTTTTAACATTTTCTAATTTAGAAGAATCTACAGAGGCAAGCACACCTTCTTTATGTAATAAAGATGCAAAGGATTTATATAATGGGGGAGAAGAATCAACATCTTCATCATCTGAAGGTTCGTTGTCCTCGCCATCTGTAATATCCCCAATTACTTTCTCTGGATTTTTATCCTCATCAGGTTCTTCTTCATTTATATTTTCAGGAGTAAGATTTTCATCTTCATCTCCAATTTCATTGTCTATAATATGTCCATTAGGATCTACTGCATTTTCATCACCTTCGTAATCAAAATCATCCCCTAAGAACAAATTCATTCCTAATTCTTCTTCCATTTTTATTTCCCCTTTAAAAATTATAATACAAATATACTACAAAATTATTAAAAATTGTTATTTAATTATGTATCCTATATGGCTAACTAATAGCTTTTTTTTGTTTAGATACTGCAATTTTCTTATCTTCTTTCTCCATTTTATCTTTATGCATTTTCATACTATCACTTAATGATTTCATTTTAACCATTAGATCATCTTTATGCTTTTGATAATCAAATGACATATCTTCAGAATCTACAGCCATGTTCTTATCATTAGATGTAATAATTGCTTTTTGTATATCTGTTTCAGCTTTAACATCAATTTCATAGATTTTAAGATCTCTATCAGCTTGTTTGCCTGCAGCTTCTTGTTCTATTTGAGCTTGAACGTTTTTATTTTGATCTTCAGATGCTTTTGCATTTCTTTCATTAACTTCATCTTCAGCATGTTCTATTTTTCTACGTATATCTGCTAATGATTGTGAAGTCATTATATCTATAACTGTAGCATAAGAACCACCATTTTGCAAGTAAGCTTGAGCTAATGTTTCTAAAGTATCTTTTACTTTTTTAAGATTTGTACTTGTAGAAACTACTAAACCATAATCCGCTTCATTAATTTCATTACCATCAATCTCAATTATTTGAGCAGATAATTCATCTGTAATAACTTGAAGCTTTTTCTTATTATCTTTAAGTGCAATCTTAGCTGTTTCTAAAAACATTATTAAAGCTCTTTTTTTAACATGCTCATGTTTCATATACCACCATTCAGTAATGTGTGAAGATTGAGTTACAGCTCTTTCAGCTCCACCTACAGTTTCTCTATTAGATATATTACCTTCACGTTGTCTAGATATACCTGCAATCTCACCCATCTCCATTTTAATAAACTCTAATAAGTTTATATGTTGCTGAATATAATTTCCTGTTTCTAAATCAATAGCTCTAGTATTAGCACCATTCATTTGTCCAGCAAGTTTACCTTGTGAGGCACCCATATTACCTTCTTTAAAACCATCCATAATACCTACACCTAATTTAGTAGCTTGAGCTAACCATTTTTCAGGTTCCCAACCATCAGGTATTAAAGATATATCAAGTAATAATATTTTACCTAAATTTTTAGCAATAGCTTTATTTACTCTATCCCAAATTACATCATATAAGTATTGATAATTTTTCATTTTATCAACTAATGAAACAGCTCTTCCTTGATTTGTATTATATACTTCTCCTACAATACCAGGTCCACAAACAGATGGATTACTTAATCTATTATATTGAACAGGTTTAGGTCGCATTCTAATATAAATATCTTTTGCAATTTTAGTACCTTCCCACCATTCATTAACCCATAGTGTAGTAATTTCTTCTCCTAAATCTGGATTAGGTATATATTCTTCAGAAACATATTTAAAGTCTTTTTCACCATACTCATCATAAAATTTTAATTTAAAAATTTTCTTTTGAGATCTCCAATAGACTCTTAATACTCTAAGATTTCCTGATGAATCAATATAATTTGAACTAAACTGATGACCATTAACTTCAGCAATGTTAAGATATGAATTAACCATCTCATCATGACCATCTCTTAATAATAAGTGATTTTCATCATCTACAGTATATTTACCTTCACCTGTACTATTTGATTCAGAATATTCTAATACTCTATCTAATTCAGAACCTTTCAATTCATCATAATAATAATCAACTATTTTACCAGGTGACCAGTGATCTTCTATAACAATTAAATCTGAGTCTTCTATTTGAGAAGAGTTACTTGATCTAACAGAATGTACTTTTAAATTATTTAATTTTTCAAATGTAGGCTCACCTGATATAATATCAGATTGATAAATTTCTTCAGCATTGATGAAAGCATCTTTAATACCTTCATTAAATTTAAAATCAAAATTTAATTCTTCATAATAGTGTTTCATTAAATGATTAACCATTCTTTCACGACTATCTTGAAAATTATATTTTAAATATTTTGCAAATTTTTGAAGTTCTTTTTCAGCATCTTCTTGAGATAAACCTTGTTGTATTATTGAAATTAACTTAGACTTAATCATTTCTGATTTTTCTTCTTCTTTCCTTGATATAGCATCAGGATTACTTACAGTAAAGAACCAATCAAATGGTCTATTAATTTCTTCACCTACTAATACATCAATTTTAGGAACCATTATAGGATGATGTGGAATCTGCCTTGTAATAAAGTCAGCATCAATACCTTGTGGGTTTAATGTATTTGCTATATCTTCAGGAGATACAATACCGTTATATAAATTTAAATTTATAATTCTATTTCTTAGAGTTTGTCTAACTCTTTCGTTATTATAAAATGAAAATTTATCAGCATGATCTACATTATCCTTTCGCCATGTTTTTGTCTTTTGTTTATAAGCTAACTTCTGACGAGGCATTTTAGATATTATTGAACTCATTGATTATATTTTTTATTAATTTACAAATATAACAAAATTATATTGTATATTTTTAATTATTTAGCGATTTAAAATAGCTAACTAATCAAACATACTTTTATACATATCATTATTATTACTTGTTTTATTACCATAAACTCCTTCAAAAAATTTACTATTTGACCATGAGTTTTTAGTTTTAGTTTCTAGTTTCTTTAAAGATTGTCTTTGTCTTAACTTATCTTCTCTTAAAATAAAAAGCATATTTGCTGCTGATACCCTATCAAAGTTACCATCATGATTCCATACAATACATTCTTCTAAATAACCTAATGATCTAATTGTATGTAAGTTAAGTTTATTACTTTCCTCTTCTTGAGTATAAGCTTCTGTTAACATCCAACTTACTTGTAGTTGTCTACCCCAAGCATTAATAGGTTTTGTAGATCTAGTACCTTTAGGGTTAGTTAATGATGGTTTAAGCATATCCATATCTTTTAGTATTTCTGGAGTATCTGCTAAATAACTTAATGCATTTTTATGTTTAAAGTAAGTATGAATACCTTTAAGGTTATTTTCATAGTTAGCCTGTGCGTTATAAAAAATACATAATTTAAGAGCAACTTCATAACATTGTTCTGCTTTTGGATATCTACCAGTATATTCTGCTACAATTCTATCTGTAAGTAAATCCATTACTAATATACTAAATAATGATTGCCCATCATCAGCATCAATAGGGTCAATACCAGCAATATATCTACCAGTTTGTATTTTACCATCTGCACCTCTTTTAGGTAATTCAAATATTTCAACAGCACCTATTCTACTTAACTTACCTACTTCATTAGTTCTAATAGGTTTTAAATCAGCATTAGGTACCCATTTAATTCCTTCTACTGCATCATATATTAATTCACCTACATAATGCTGAGAAAGAAATCTTTGCTCTTCAGGTTTAATTGAATTTAAATAATCCGCTAGATCTCCTACAGGAAATATAGTACCTTCAACTCTCATTATGGCTTCTTGAGGTGTAATAGGTTTCTCTGCTCTGGCTTGTGTTAAAGCAGCTATATCAAATGAATTTTTAGCAATTAAATGTCTATTTTCTATAACTTCAATTAATGCTTTAATAACATCAGGTTCACCTGTAACTTCATCATAACATCTGTGTCTATTCATATAAGCTCCCCAAAAGAAACCACACTTAACAGAGTTTTGTACATTTTTATCATATACATTATTTACACCATAGATATTATAACCTTCTGGTTTATAGAATAATTTTCTAGAACCTTCAAAAGAAGCACCTTCAGTACCACCTGTTCCTCCTGCCAACATAAATCCAAAAGATGAACTTCCTGATTCTACTGCTTCTCTATTTATACCCCATGCTGTTTCTAAATCTGGAAATAAACCATCTTCTTCATATTGTATAAATGGTCCACGAATACCCCTTGCTTTCTCAGGATTATCTTTTAATGATATACCTGTAACAGAAGTTTGTTTACCTTTCATTGTACCATACTTATCCATATAACCTAACTTAATTTCCATAGCAGCAATTGAGTTTTTATATCTAATTTTAGGTAAAGGTGTATGTGTAGCAATCCAATCTAAGTTTTCTACCACTTTACCAAAAACACCTTTATCTCCTGATAAAAAAGTTTTTTCAGAAGCTAAATGAAAGTTAATCATACGTGCACCTGTATAAATATACATATTACAAGGTGATATTGCTGCGGCTTTAAATGACCAACCACACCCCCTCATTTTTAGTAACTTACCATGTTGACCTGCTTGTCTTAATTTATCTATATAATGAAAAAATAAATAATCTCCTAACCAAGGTTTTGGAAATTGTCTAACACTTTTTGCTTTTTGACGTTTTTTATTTTTACTTTTCTCATCTTCTTCAACTAACCAAATAGGAGCGTAATTCCAATAGTAATATAAATAACCTGGTATCCATTCACCATCAGATGGTCTAATAACACCTTCTTCCCATTTACGCAACTCTTCTTTCCAAAATAATGCATACTCGGATTTAGGATTAGGATTAGGTGGTATATCTGTATACTTACCATACTTATCAAAAAAGATGGCTCTTTCTCTAAAATAATCCATATCCTCTAATATATGAGGTTTTGTTATATCTACTATAATTCTATCATCATAATAAAATTTATTTTCATCATCATCATCTAATGATGTATATCGTAGCATATCTTTAGCGTAACCTCTTACTTTTTCTGAAGAAATTAAGTGCTTTATGAAAGGTATTGTTTCTATGTATTCAATCAACTCATCTTTGACTTTACTATTAATATTATCAGGAATTTGTGATTGATAACTATTCATTTTATAAAAATCCATCTTCAAACATTGCTTTATCTTGTGAACCAACTTTATCTGATTTTTCAGATACTTCTTTTAATACTGTTTGTTCTAATTGCTGAAGTGACTTTACAATAGCTGGCATTTTACTTAAACCACTTGCAATTTGATCTATTTCTTTTAATGTAAGTTCATCATCACCTACTAATTTTTTCATCTTATCAGAAACTGTATTTGCTATAAATAAACTATTAGCTAATATAGAAGAAGAAACTGTCTTACTTCTTTCTTTATAAAATTCCATAGCTTCAGTTACTAACTTACTTTTTTTCCAATCTTTAGGTAGTTTTAAATCCTTTTTTAGCTCAATCTCTTTTTCATCAACATTTGTTATATAATTATAATCTGATTTTACATCACAAGAAAACCATATAAAAGCTAGTTCTTTTATAGCTAAATCTTTAACTTTAGTTTTATCGTTTTTAATTATATTATTAAATGGTTCTAATAAATAAGCTTCTTCCTTAATAACTATATCATAGTTACTGTTTAATTCAAATAGTTTCATTTAAATCCTATATTTTTATTATTAGTTTCTCTAATTTGTGTAACCCAATCTTTCCAATTCCCTTTAACTCTATGTTGTTTTCCGTATATATCAGTTAACATAGTTATATTTTTGTATAAAGCCCCATAGTCGTTAAACAAGGGGCTAATTTCATGTATACTTTGCTTAGGAATGTCAGTGGGTAACACCATGTTCTCTATAAGATCACCATCTTCTGTTTCAAAATTTACATATTTATATACTATCATTAATTTTACATTTTAATCATTCCTGAACCAGTTGCTGTTTTTAACAATATACCTGTATCATTAGCTTTAACGTCTTTAAACATTTCAGCTTTTTTACTTTCAATATTTTTAACACTATTATTAATTTCTTCCTGTTCTAATGTAAATTCAAGTAATGACTTATATGACTTAACTGTTTCTGGTAAAGAATTATAATCTGGAATAATACCTTCAATCTCTCTAGAATTAATTTTAATATAAACATCTTCATATCCTGGTACAGAAAAGAAAGGTATTACAATTTCTTCTTTTAACATATCATGTCCTCCAATACCAGCTTTAATTTGAGATTTAATTTTAACAGTTTGAATAAAGTTATTCATATTCATCATAACCCAATCGCCTACTTCAATACCTTGAACATCAGGACCTATAACCATTACTTGCTGTATTTCTTTAATCTCAGGTGCTTGTTTACCTACATAAATTGCACTTTTTTCTTTCTTTACTAAATTACTTGTTACTAAAATATAACTTCCTCTTGGTATAAAATTTACTTTACTCATCTTCTTTATTATTTAATCTATTTAATTTATTTTGTGTTAATCTTTTTAATTTTTGTACTTTATTCCATGTGGTAAAAAACTTACCAATATACTTGAAATAAAATGTTGTTTTTAATGCATCAAATTCTTCTTTAGTTTCTATAGTCTTTAAAGGTAGTTCGCTAACTATTTTTCTATAAAATTTAAACTGACTATTAAACATATCCTCTACTATACTTTCAGGAAGATTATATTTACGTGCTACTTCTTTAATTTTATATTTAAATTTTATATTAACCATTTATTTCAAATTTATATATTAATGAAAAATTATTTGAATTTTCTAAATCAAATACTGGTACAAATGATTTATTTACTTTATTACCTATAATTACTTTTTCTTTTCTTAACTTATATAATAAGTTATTAAATATCTGATCTGATTTAATATTCATTTTATCTTTGATTTTAGATTTTGTATCATAATCAAAAGTTAATTTCCAAGCTAAATTATCATCTGATATTTCTTTTTTAAATTTAAAATAATTATATAATAACAATGCTACAAGTTCTAATTTTTGATTAGTTAACTTATGTAGTGGTTTAGTTAATACTAACCAATGTTTGAAAAAGTTTTTTTCATTTGTTTTAATTAATGCTTGTTTTGTGTTCATAGCCATCTATTAGGATATTTGTTTAAATAATGGAATATTGTTTTATGAACTTCCACTTCATTTATACTGTTTTTACATAAAGGACATATATCATTTCCTTCTTCATCAATTACTAATGCTAAATTTTGACAATGTATGCATGATATAACAGGTTCACTATCATAATCAGTATCATCATCTATTTTATTTTTAATAATATCTATAATTTCAGTATCAATAATTGGAAAAGGACTTAAATTATTTATTTTTTTAAAATAATTATATAATCTTTCCATTTCATTTTTTTTTATTTTACTCATTGTATACTTTTATTTCTAAGAGCCATTCACTATCTATATACTCTTGCTTAATATATAATTTATATTTTAAACGTTTAAGTAGTTTAGATAATGATATGACAATTTCATTTCTTTTATTTCTTAATTGATCTTCAGTTGTAAACTTATTTACGTACTGTACTATTCCATTCATCATTCCAATATATAAATTCTTCGTTATTTTTCATTTTCTAAATAATTAATTATTTTAGTTAATACTGGATTTCTATGATTAGCTACTAATGTTTTAAAACCTACTAATCCTGAATCCTCTAATCTTAATGCTGCACTAATACAACTGTTTTTTCCAAGTAATCTTGATATTTGTTGTTTAGAACCACAAAAAATCATTTTACTACCTTCACCTAATCTAGTTAATATAGTTCTGAAATCTTCATAATCCATATCTTGGAATTCATCTACAATAACAACTGACTTCATAAATGTAACACCTTTAGCTACTTCAATTGGCATAATTTTAATTAAACCTTCCTTAACCATTTTATCAGTAGTTTCTTTACCTTGACATACTTCTAAGTTTTGAATAATAGGGAATATATAAGGTGATAATTTATCTTCAATCTCACCAGGTAATGCTCCTAAGTTATTCTTTAACATAGGTCTTGTAATCCAAATGTTATTAAACTGTTTTTTTCTAAATGCAGTAACTGCTGTGTGCACTGCTGCTAATGACTTACCTGAACCAAAATCCCCTAATAAAAAGTTAACATCATATTCATAAAACATTCTAACAAAATCTTTTTGTTCTTCGTTAAGAGTAACTTGTAATTTAGGTTCACTTTTTAAACCTCTTTTGTCCATATTATCTTTCTTATATGTAGCCATTAAATATTATTTTTAATTTTAAATTCCTCCCATTCTTTTCTATTCGTTATATCTGGAAACCTTTCTGGATTACAACTTGTTAAATTAAATACTTTACCAGGAAAATCACATCCACATTTTATACAACAACCTTGTTTAGCACAATCATTTTTACATAAAAATAATCTATACTTAATTTGTTCTTGTTGATGTGGTGGTAAACCTACTAATTTATCTTTAATTAATCTACCGTAACCTTCAAAAAAGTTATATATATTATTCCATGTTATCTTCTTGCTCATCAACTTTTTTCTTTAAGTGTTCTATATAGTCTTTCATTGCAAAGTAAAATATTTCTCTTTCAGTCTGAAAAGAATTTTTACTTCTTTTAGAATTATTAAATGGTCTATTTAATTTATTACCATATTCATCAATATTACCTTTCTTTAATTTTCTACTAATACTTTGTCCTTTATTATTTACCCCTTTACCCATTGTGTTTATTAAAAATTAATAATTATATTCATAAATAAGAATCCTATAATTAATCTAGCTCCTTCATAACTATCTACTACTTCATCTGTTTCAGGATCTATTTCATCATATATTCCTTGTTCATAATGTATACCTAAAGTACACTCATCTTTGTTAAAAAATTCTATGTTTATCATATGTTTAAATATTTATAGTACAAATATATATTAAATATTTTACAATTCCAAATATTTTGTTAATTATTTTAAATAAAAAAACCTGTAACTAATAAAAGCACAGGTTTAGTCTTTATAATAACTATATAAGTTATATAAATTATATTAAAACTTTATTATCTAATAGATATAAGAACCCCTGGTCATGTGCTGGTATTGCACCGACAGGTAAATTTTATATGACTTTCCTTTTAACAGTTCTGCTTATAATAAGCTACCCAGAATTACTTTAAAAACCATTCCCTTATAGGTACATGTAATTCAATTAAAAGATTATAGTCATATCAGGACTACCTAGATTCAAACATTCTTATATTACCTTCATGCACCTACGCCCTTACTTGTTCAAGGTGATAGCTTTAGGTTGACATTTCATACAATAAGAATTATGTTTTGCAAATATACAACATTATTTTGTAAAAAGCAAATTTATTTACAGATGTTAAATAGCTAACACGTTAATAGTTTCAGATGCTAATATAACATTATCATCATAATTAGAGAATAATAATAATCTCAATCTCTCATATTCTTCATCATTTATTATCTCAGACTTACATAATAATATTAATTTAGTTGTAGCTTCGTTTCTAATATTAAATAGTTTAGTTGGATATCTCATTTTATCAATATTACTTTTCATTACATATATGTTTTAAGTATTTCTATTGCTAGTGAACAATTAAGTTCATCTTTAGATTCTATAAGAGTTCTTATTTCATCAGTCTTATATTCTTTAAAGTATTTCCTAACTCCAAACATAAACTCTGATTCTAATTCATCTAACATGTGTTTAGCTTTTGTATATTTAGATTTCCATATAACATTATTAATATTTATAGTAGGAAATTTTTCACATTCTTCTGTTATCATATATTCTTATTTAATATAGCTAAGATAATACTAATAAATGAGAATTCCAAATTTTTTTAATTTTTTTAAAATTTTCTTTCTTGAATACGTGACATAAACTAACAAACCCACCCCACTCTTTTTAAATTTTGTATAGTCCCCGCCATAGGACTACAATAGTTATAAAAACACTTAAATCATTTTATTATGTCAAGATTAGACCAACAAGGAGCAATGCGTATCTTAAAAAGCAACGTAGTAGTATCAGTAGGAGTTACTGCAAGCGTAAGAGTATCTAACGTTACAACACGTAACGGAAAAACAGGTAGACCATTCTTATGGGAAGACACTAAAGAACCTTACGCAATAGCTAACTTTCAAGCTATGAATAACTATGGTGCTTCTAAAGCATTAGAGCAATTCAAAGCAGGTAGCTTTGACGATTGTGTAAACAACAATCTATCAGCAAGAGTTACAATGGAACAAGCTGAACAGTTACAAAAGTCTTTGTATGCTACAATTGAAGTAGCACCTGCAGAGCTTAAAGACGGTTCATTTGCTGATTTAATTCGTAAGGTTATTCCTAACGAACCAATAGTTGCAAAGAATTTCAGCTTTGGAAAAGAAAATGTTAATGAAGAAACTTCTACACCTGCAACAGCAGACGAAAAGTTCTAATTAACACACATTAAGATTGAGCCTTAACAGGCTCTTTCTTTTTTTATGGTAAGTATTGTCAACCACAAACCCACTGCAGAGCTACACTGTAACACTGATAGGTAATCAGTATAATGTAGACTACTGAAATACACTTAATCAGAATAATGTAGACTACTGAATTATTAATTTTAAACTAACACAATGAAAATAAACTATAAACTATGGGAGTTATGGTTTGTACTATCTGCAATATTGTTTACTACAATGTTATTTATAGGTACAATTGAGAACTCAAGAGAATTCTGCCCACATTGGGTTGAAATTACATTAACAATAATTGTTAACCTATTAATATGTATAGGTGTGGGAATTTATGGTGATTATGATGATGATTTATCGTTGTAAGTTGTTGATTGTGTGGGACTAACAACAATCCCTACAATAATCACTCTATCCGCTCAATTAAAAACTAACTATGCTATTATTATAGCTAACATATTATATCTTAAACTTAATTTACAATGAAAACATTTTATTTAATATTAACATTTATATTCTTCGTATTAACTATTTTAGCATTGGTTACATTTATACTACTTTGGATTTCTCCAATAATTATAAATTATAGAATCACATTTATGTGGATATCTGTAGCTGAGATAATCATGTTCGCATGGGTTACTGTACTAGGTATTAAAAACATATCTAATATACTAGATAATTAGGTATTGAAGGAAAATAACAATCTTTTAGTTAACTAGAGATAACTTCAAAGGTTAACTATAATAAATTAAACTAACAAACAATTGCTACACTGTTGTCCTATGAAATAATTAGGTTAACGAAGAAAGAGTAAACATAAAACAGTCAATTGTAATTATTAACTAACAAATTAAATTAATCAAATACATAGAAGAATGGATAGTATTGCTGAAGTAGTGAATAACTATTAAACTTAAAAAAAACATGGGAAAGACTATATTACACACTGAAAAAGCGAAGTATAATCGAGGAGATAAAACGTCTCAAAGCCTAGAGAATTATTTTAACAGGTCTAATAACAACTTAGGAAGATATAGATCTTTAAAAAAGATAAAAATGGAAAAAATCATATCAAAAGACTTAGACATACAGCTAAGAGAGATATTAAAAGAAACATAATATGAAAAAACTTATAAAATTATGAAAACAATAGTAACTTGGCTACACAGTATATTAACTTTCTTTAGTTTTTTTATACTACTATCATTTTTAAGCAATTCTAATACAACAAAAGACCAAGTTTTAATTGCCTTGAGTATTTATAATTATTGTCTTGTTATTGCAATAGTATTAATTAACTCTACAATAAAAGATGAAAACAAATAAAGATAACTACTTTGAAGTAGAATACAATGGACAAAGAGGATTTGTTCTTGTTAGTGATGAAGAAATTAAAAATGATGTAACTTGTTTATATCATAATAGGTTTGGGAGTTTAATTATTTGTACTTCTAAAAAGACAAAAAACGGTTTTGTATACCAAGAAGAAAATGAAACTTATGGACATCCTGATGGGGGAATAACTCCTTTAAAAAATGAAATATCAAAAATCATAGGTTCTACATTTGAATTAGAAGGTGTTCCTTTAATTGTTTTGTAAAATGAATCAAAATCATTCAAACAATCATAAATTACTTACAAATATACTACTTATTGTAGCATTAATATGTATAGTATTAACAATAATTAACTAATATTAACAATTAAATTACAAAAAGATGTTTAACAGCAAACAAAAACAATTATTTAGCAAAAATAAAAAAACACAAATATCTGGTAATGTATTTATAACAGAAGCTACTAAATCTACATCAGTAACAAGAAGTGAAAACGGTGCTAAAAAATATACTACAACAGGTAGTGAATTTGTGGATCAATTTAGTAATTTAGGTAACTATAAAACACCTAGATCATTCGCAGATATATCAAGAGATATGTCGACATTATGGGCTATTAATCCTTTTATGACAGTTGCATTTACATTATTCATTAGAATAATCACTAGAACAACTATGTTATTTACAGGAAAAAAAACTGAAACTACTCAAAGAGGTGCTGGATTAAGGTATGAAGGTATAATGAGAATGATGTGGTTACATATATATCATAAAGATATATTTTGGAATAACATTCATCTATTTATATCAGCAGGTTCTTGGAAAGATATTATTATGATGTTATCATATGATTTACAATATAATGGTTGGGATAAACGACAATTAGATTGGAATCAATTTGGTAAATTAATATTATCTGGATTAGAAAATCCAAATCATTCTGAATTGATTAAAAAGTATTTACCTCAAATTAAATCAAATAATAAATGTAATACATTAGAAGCTCAAGCTGATAATATAATTGCTAAATGGATTTGTTCATTATTATTTGGTGAAAAAGATAATGCAAATACTTATAAAAAATATAGAATGTTAAAATCTAAAGGTACAGCTCACCAATGGCAACAATTAATATCACAAAGTAAACACAACCTTGTTGATTTTAATACAGTACATGGTAGAGCATTATCATTATTAGTATCTGGTAAGTATTTAACTAATCAAGGCTTAGAATCTAAATATCAAGAATTTATTGAATCTAAACCAATTGCTAAATATACAGGATATGTACATGAATTATTTGAAAAAATAACTCATTCAATGCCTAAATATCAAATAGATACTTTAAACTCACAATTTAAAGGTTTAGTAGAAACCGCTAAAACAAATGCTACTACAACTACAGGAATGATAGTTGTAAGAGATACTTCAGCTAGCATGAGTTCTTTAGCAATAGGTACTAAAACGTCTTGTGGTAATGTAGCAAAAGCATTAGCATTATTCTTTAATGAAATGTTACCTGATGGTGTATTTAGTAATAATTGGATAGAATTTAATTCAACTGCTAAAATGTATCAATGGAATGGTTCAACACCTTATGAAAAATGGGTAAATGATAGATCAAGTTATATTGGGGATACAAACTTTCAATCTGTAATAGATTTATTATGTTCTATTAAGTCTAAAGATATTGATGAATCAGAATTTCCATCAGGTATTATTTGCATTAGTGATATGGAATTCAATCCATCATCATTAAATCAAACAAATGTTTCAAGTGCTTTAGATAAATTAAGAGGGGTTGGTTTTTCAGACCAATATATTAATAATTTTAAAATAGTACTATGGGATTTAGGAAGAAAAAATAAACAAACTAAGTTTGAAACATATGATAATGTTAAAAATACATTCTATTTTAGTGGATTTGATGGTTCAATAATGGCATTCTTAACAGGTGTTGAAGGTGCTGAAATGACTCCTCAAAATGCTCAAGAATTATTTAATGCTTCAATGGATCAAGAATTAATGCAAATGATTCAATTATGATATAAGGTGTAGAATCTGCAAATCATACACAAACAAATATGATAAGCAACAAGCACTACTAAGTATAATAAAAATAATAATAATTTTAAACTTTAACACTACACCTGTTAAATTCAAAGTTTAATTGTAAAAGTTATAATAAAAATACAATTAGTAGTGCTTTTAATAAGAATACTAACAGCAATTTATAAAGATCAATTTTTTAACTTGAAACCTTATATGTATTCTGATAAAATGATTAATAGCACTCTTACGGTGAAATTGGTAAACACAGGTGTCTAAAAAAATAATCATTTAATAAATAGTCTAACAGCAATTTTAATAGCTTTTCATGCCGTAAACAGTAGTTCGATTCTGCTAAGACATATAGATATGTCTTTCGTCTAGAGGCTAGGACAACGTAAAAAATAGACTATTGATAAGAAGTGTAACAGCAAATTTAAACTTTTTTAAAAATAAAAAAACAAATACACTTCTAATAAGATTAGCAACAGCAAAATAACAAACATCAAATTTTTACTTTGACCAGTTATGCTAATCTGATAAAGTCACTAACAGCAACTCAAACAATTTTTATAGGAAAAAAGAAAAAAATAGTGACTTGAGTAAAATATTAACTAACTAATAATAATTATTATGAAAACAATAAAATGTTTTAAAAAAAAAGGTTATAAAAAACAACCTACTATTAATGAAATAATTAAATCATTAGAGGAACAAAAAATATATGATCAACTAAGATTAGTTCAACAAACTGAACTTGGTAGAATAAAGTATATATTATCACAAGGTCGTACATTATGTCTAGTACATGTAGCTTATTTAAGAGATTTATATTGGAGCTTTATATCTAATAATTTTAGATTTGAAGATAAGATACAAAAAAAAGAAAAAGAAAAAAGAGATAATATTCATCCTGGAATGAAGTTATTTTTATCATTATCGCAATAGTATAATGTAGGTAAATATAAGCCAACAAAAGCAAAAGCTTGGGAAGAAAAATAGAATAATAAGTTTTGGTTCTATTTATATTTATAACAACTTTATAGAGAGGTTAAATTATCTCTTGTAGTGATAGTAGATATGGGTGATTATATGGCGACAGTCACCCATACTATTATTAATTTTTAAAAACAAAACGGGGCAGACTGGTTTTGACAGGTGATTAATAGCAATAATAATCAGTGAGAGAGATAACTCTAAACTAAGGTGAATTTAATTAAACGGAAAAGATAATGATCAAATCGTAGCAAATATGAATGTAGTATATAACATCTTAAATGGTGGTACTGAAGTATCAAAAGATTTAAATACTATTATGGTAGAAGAAGATTTATTGATGGCAGCATAATATTGCCCAAAGCTAGTTGAGGTAATACTAGTAAATTTATTTAAGATTTCTTCATTAGATTAAATGAAGTGGTGGAAGTTAACCTACTGGTTGACCCTTTCTAACGTAAAGAGTTTAAAGAAACGTGAAACTGTATAAATTATTATTGTAAACATTGCATGGACGAGGGTTCGAGTCCCTCCTGCTCCACAACTAATTCTTAAATTATGAATATTATAGAAATTAAAGTAGTAACTATTAGTGAAGATCCTGGTAATCCAGGTTTCATTAAAACACAAACTGTTGGTCGACTTGACAAAAGAGTCAATAGACAACAAGATTTTGTGAGATGGTATTTAGAAATTCATTCTCAACATGGTAATGTTAATTATGAAGTTTTAGATAAGCTAGAAATAGCTAAAGATAGGGTCTTATAGCTCAGGGGTAGAGCAGGGTGCTCATAACACTCAGGTCGTAGGTTCAAATCCTTCTAAGACCACTAATTATTTGATTAATAATTAGTTAGTTAGTTGTAAATGTGAGTGAAAACTGCGATCATTCCGTGGATGTAGCTCACATTTATTTTAATCATTAATAAAAAACAAAAATTATGGAAGAATTAGTAAAACAAAAACTTAAATGAAAAAATTATTCTTAATATTATTATTGTTTATTACAGTAATGATGCATTCTCAAACTTATGAGTTTAAATCAAACCAACAAACATATGTTTCTTTAAAAGATAGTAAAAATGCTTCTGAAAAAAGAAATGATATAAAATTTATATTTATTACAGATGCTTCTGTAATAAAGTTTGTATTAAATTCAGAAGTTATAGTATTTACTGTATTAAGTGTTAAAGAAACTAATATTTCTTATATATATAATATAATAAATGAAGATATATTATCACAAATTATAGTGTATAAAAATATTAAACGTATTACTTTAAAAGGTGATATAGGTCAACTAAGTTGTCAAATTGAGTAGTAACAATAAATAAATAAATAACATGTCAAATTTTCTTTATCATCAGAAACATGAAAAGGTTACTGGTCACACAAGACGTAGTTTCGCAGGAAACTATAATCCTGATACTAACACATTAGTGATAGGTATTTCAGGTAATCATCAATCTGATAGCTTTTGTAAATCAAAAGGTAGACAAATTGCAGTAGGTAAATCTTTAGTTCAAAGAAAGAACTTACAAGATGCTGGTAAACAACGAATTATTAACAATGTAACTAAAGAAACTGCTAGAGAAGTTTTCTTTAATGAAATTAAAGATTAATTATGAGAAAACTATTAATTATGTTAGGTTATATAAAACCTAATGCTACTGATTTTAATCAAAGAAAGTCATCAGCTTTAAGTGTATTCACTAAAACATTAAGTGAAATCAATACTTTAGTTGCTGAACAAAGAATTTATATATCTAATTTATTAGATGATAAAGCTAAAATTGAAAAAGAAGTAGATTTAACACATAAACCTATTACTGAATCAGAAGTTACTATTGAAAAAATTGAAAACATTTTAAATTAAAAAACATGCCACAAAAAACAACACCTATTGTAAGTCAATTACTTAAAATTAAAAATGGAGACTCTGCTGGAGTAATAACATACCATTTTGCAGATGGAACTAAACAAAATCAAAATATAAACACACAAATGTTTTATGATGAAAAAGGTAAATCTTTAGACTTATATAAAGTTGTTCAAAAAATTAATGACATTTGTCATGATTTAAAAGCAGTTAAATACGAAATTGAATAATTATGTTAAGAGGAACAATTGGACTCATTATAATAGTAGCTATTATATGGGTATTTTGGATGACCAAAGAGTGGTTAACTAAAGATAAAACTAAAAAAGAAGAATAATATGTGGTTTACAACAGGACTTATTTTAGCAATTATAACATGTCTGCTATTATTAATGTTTATGTTTAATAAGAAATTATTAGGTTTCATAAGTATGGATACAGATGTAATTTATGGTGAATGTGCAAGAGATATTATAAAAATTAGAAATGGTACGTATCAAGATGATATGCCAGCTACAGGAGTTATTGCAATATATGCTATAATTTATTTTATGATTTTAATCATACTATTTCTTATAATATGGTTATTATCTTATATATATTTAGCAATATTACTTATAGTTCTTATAAGTTATATAATATCAAAAATTTTTAAACAACAATAAATTAAAATCAATAAATTAAAACAATGAAAAAATTATTAGTAGGATTATTATTAACAAGTGTATTTTTTACAGCTTGTACAACAGTTGAACCAGGTCATAAAGGTGTTAAAGTTTCATATGGTGGTGAAACAGATATGACAACAATTTTACCAGAAGGTATGGATTTAGGTTTATCATGGTTAGTTGATGATGTTGTTCAATATGACGTTAGAGAGCATACAATGGTTAAAAAGTTTTCATTCAATGATAAAAATGACATGAAAACAGATGTTACAGTAGCTTTAGACTATAATTTAGATGCTACAAAAGTAAATAAATTACATGTTGGTATTAATGATTACGAAGTTAAAATTGCAACATCGTTATCATCTGCTGCAAAAGAAGTTGTACCACAATATGCTGCTGTAGATTTAAATAAACATGAAAGAGCTGCTGGTGAAGCAAAGTTAGCTGAAATATTAAGAAAAGAATTACCTGAATTTTTTGTTGAATTTAAACGAGTTAGATTTACTGATATAGATATTCCAAATGGTATATCACAATTAGCTGAACAAACTGCTGTGCAAATTGGTAAGAATGAATTAGCTAGTAAGAAAGAAGCTGAACAAACTGCATTAGCCAAGGCTAAAGTAGCTGAAGCTCAAGGTAATTATGATTCAGGTATACTTAATGCCAAAACTAAAGATATTATGTCTCAACCTAAAATGTTAGAAATGATGAGAATTGAGAATGAAAGAGCTATGTGGGAAGGATTTAAACAACATGGTAAATCCCCTTTTGGGGAAAATAATATATTTGGTGGATCAGGAAGTCCTACATTATTACTTAATCGTAAATAGATATGTCTGAACTTAGTAAAGTAAAAAAAGAAGTTAAAATTCTTACTACTTTTATTAATTCGGAACATGAAACTGTAATTGTAGAAGAATAATTATAAACCCATATAACTTAAATGTTGTATGGGTTTTTGTTTAACTTTTAATAATAAATAAATGAAGAAAGAAATTTATATATATGACTTAGAAACATATCCTAATATGTTTTTAGCGTCATTTAAAAATGTAAAGAATGGTGAGTGGATAGAGTTTGAAATAAGTGATAGAATAAATCAATTATTAGAATTGAAAATATTTTTATATAATGAAGTAGGGGGATTAATAGGTTTTAATAATATAAATTTTGATTATCCTGTTTTACATAATTCAGTATTAAATAGTAATAATAATTTTATAACATCTCGTGACATATATAAAGAAGTTGAAAAAGTTATTGCTAATAAGTATTCAAGTATTTGGGATAACCAAACTATAATACCTCAATTAGATTTATATAAAATATGGCATTATGATAATAAAAATAAAGCAACTAGTCTTAAATGGTTAGAATTTGCTATGAGATGGTCAAATCTTCAAGAATTACCTTATGAAGTAGGAAGTATATTAACTTTTGAACAAATGGATGAAGTTAGATTATATTGTAGAAACGATATTAATGCTACTGAAGCATTTTATAATAAAAGTTTAAAACATATATCAATACGAGAATTCTATACTAAACAAGAAGGTTTAAATATGATGAATGCTTCTGAAATTAGAATGAGTAAAACCATATTTGGTAAATACTTAGCTAAAGAGATGGATATTAATATTAAAACTTTAAATGGATTAAGAACTAATAGAAGTGTTGTAAATATTAATGATATAATTTTTAATTATATAAAGTTTAATGATGAAGAAAATTTAAAAGTTTTAGATTTTTATATAAACTCTGTTTGGAAAAATGATAAGGATGACGATTATGATGGTTTAAGTTATGAAACTAAGTATAAAAATGTAGTAAGACAATTTGCTGAAGGTGGTTTACATTCATTTGGTAAACCAGGTATATATGAATCAGATGATGAATATGTATTAGTAGATTTAGACTTTGCCAGCTACTATCCTCATATTTCATTTAGAAACAAATTACATCCAGAACATATTCCTGAAAAGATATTTAGTCAAATTTATGAAGGTTTTTACACTGATCGTAAAAAGTATGATAAAAAAGATCCTCGTAACTATGTATTGAAGATTATATTAAATGGTTCTTACGGATTAAGTAAAGATAAATTTAGTTTTTTATATGATCCTAAATGGCAGTTAGCAATTTGTATTAATGGTCAATTAATGTTAACTATGTTAACTGAAAAAGTATTTGATTATTGTCAATTTGAACCTCAAATAATATTTGAGAATACAGATGGTGCAATGTATAGAATTAAAAGAACTGATTTAGAAAATATTAATAGAGCTTGTAAAGAAATAGAAGATATTGTTAATATACCATTAGAAATTCAAGAATGTCAAAAGATTATTGCAAAAGACGTTAATTATTAGCGTCGTAACCTCGTGAATTGCTGGAAAGCTAAATTAAATAAAATGAATAAAAATCAAAAATATAAAAAAGGAAAGTTATGCCCTAAATGTAAAAAAGGTGAATTAAATCACTGTGGAAAATATTCTAAAGGTCATAAACATCATATTTATTGTAAAATGTGTAGATATTCAAATTTTTAACAAGTCAATCAGCAGCCAAGTTAAATCGGGTTCAGAGACTATCGAAATCACGTATATGACATATATGGAAGAGAGTAGAGTACATTTAATATACTAGATATATTATTTGGAAGCGCGAGGCAAATTTTATCAGTTTTTATTAGGTTATGTCAAAAATTTATTGTATATCTGTATAGTTATTAACTATATGTAAAATATATAATATGAAACCTAATATAAATGACAATATATGTGGTATTTACTGCATAAAAAACAAAGTAAACAATAAAGTATACATAGGAAAATCTATCAATATTAAAAGAAGAATTTACCAGCATTTATATGATTTAAAAAATAAAAAAATTAAGAATGAAAACTCACATTTTTTAAACGCATGGTATAAATATGGTAAAGAAAACTTTGAATATTTTATATTAGAAGAATTAGAGTTAAACGATTCTATTTGTAAAGATAGAGAGTTATATTGGATAACAAAATATAAATCTACAAACAGAAAATTTGGTTATAATTTAAGGATGGATAGTTCCACTCAAATGATTGTGCATAAAGAAACTTCAGAAAAAATATCTAAAAGACTTAAAAAAGAATGGTTTCAAGGTATTAGAAGTGATCATGGTGATAAATTATCATTAAATTGGTCAACTACTCCTGAAAGAAATAAAAAGCAATCTAAAATTATGACTAATAATTTAACAATCTGGTCTTATAATATATACGATTTAAATATGAAATTTATTGAAAACTGTAAATATAAAAGGTTAAATGAACTAGGTTTAAAAGGTTCAATTACTTCATTTTATGGTTTTGAAAAAAGAAATAGTATAAAAACTATTTGTAAGTGTAAAAATTATTTTGTTGAAAGAATTAAAATTTGAAGATATAGTCCGACACCCTTTGAAAAAAGGGATAAAACAGTAAGTAACAATTATATAAATATTATATCAGATGAAAATATTAAGTTTAAAGGGTGTTTTGAAATCGACAGAGATTTCCATAAAAATCATAGTAAAAGAATTGTTCCAATTACCCTTGCTAATTATTTCATTAACGGAATATCTTGTGAGAATACTATTAATGAACACCAGAAAAATATTAGTTATAGCTTTGCTGATAATCATGGTATTTATGATTTTTGTATAGGTGCTAAAATGAAAGGTGAAAATAAACTTTATAAAAGAAATATTATTAACTTTAAAGTAATAGATGAACCTATTGGTAAAATAAATAGATATTTTATATCTAATAATGGTAGTGAGCTTATTAAAAAATTACCACCATTAGAAAAAAACAGTTTAACTGAGACTGATAAATATAAAAATAAGACTGGTGAACAACAATTTAATATCTTTGATTTTATTGAAGATGTGAAAATTGATCCTAGTGATAGAGAAGAAAACTTGGAAGCAGGTTCTTTATGTGAATTATTTAATATTTATGAAAACAGAGAATATGATATTAATTATAATTATTATATAAATGAATGTAATAAAATAATTAATACAGTTAATACTCAAAATAATTAATTATGAGTGATAAATTAAAAAATAAGTTTTATGTAGAAGTAATTGAAGAATTCTACAAAACTTCAGATGTAAAAGAAATAATTCATAAAATGAAAAAAAGATTAAATATTGATATTTCTGAAAAAGAAGTATATAATATTTTAAATGAAGACTATGAATTAGAATGTAGAAAAATGGAATATAATTTAGAAATGAGTTATATTTTTGAATAAAATAAAAAGTATGTGGGAGAAATTGATAAATGAAGTTGAAAATACTGGCTTATCTTTTGATGAGTTCTTAGCTTTATATAAAATATATAGTTATGAAAAAGATATTATAAAGATAAATTATAATTCAGATATGTTTAACACGTATTTAGAATTAGAAGGTAAGAATCTAATTAAAATCATAAGTAATGAAGATGAAATATTAACATTTCATTTACGAGAAAATGGTTCAGAATTAATTAGTTCTTTCTTAAATATAGAAACTCTAATAAAAAACCCAACAGAACAACCTAAAGTAGAAAATAAAAAAACAAATCAATATAGTTTTGATGAATTTTGGATGTCATTTCCAACTTCAGATGAACACAGTATATATAAAAAAACTAGAGTCTTAAAAGCAGCGAAAGAAGCTTGTAGAAAAAAGTATTTTAATATATTATTAGAAGGTTATGAACATAAAGATATAATTAAAGCTTTAAAATATGAAATAAAATTAAGAAAAGATGGTTCAAATAAAGGTAATAAGCTTACCTATATGAGAAATAGTTTAACTTGGTTAAATCAAAAAGAATTTGAAGTTTTACTTGAGACAATGTCTGATGATGATAACTCTGAAAATTCTAATGGTGATTGGACCTCAAATTTAGTATAATGAAAGAATATGAAATTACAGTAAGAATTGATAATTCTTATGATGTTGTAGAAACAATTACAGCAAGTGCAGATCATTTAGCCATCACAGCTGCTAGAGGTATTATTAAAGAAAAATATCAACCTGATTCAATATGGTTTATTGATTTAAAGAAAAAGTAAATGAATGGATTTGATAGAGTATTAGGTACTTTAAATGAAAGACGAGATCGTATATTATCTGGAAAAATTAACTGTATTCCATGGGGTTTACCAAGATTTGAAGAATTTAATCCTGGAATTGAAAAGTCTAAATATTACTTATTCACAGCTAACTCAAAGGTAAATATTTAGTATAATATAAAAACTATTATAAAATATGCGTTAATAAAATAGGATTTTGGAAATTAATGTTGTGTATTTGTTAAAAATATATAAAATGAAACAAATTTCACAAAATTTAAAAAAATCAGGTATTTATTGTATTATAAATATAAATAATAATAAAAGATATATTGGAAGTTCCAAAAATATATATCAACGATTATTAAAACATCGTTCTTTGTTAAGAAATAATAAACATGAAAATTTAAAACTTCAAAATTCTTGGAATAAATATTTAGAAAATCAATTTGATTTTTATATTTTAGAATATTGTGATGAAAGTTTATTAGAAAAAAAAGAACAATTTTATATTGATACATTAAATCCTGAATTAAATATTACATTAATTGTTGAAAGAAATATATTAAGTAAAGAATCTCGGATTAAACAATCTGAAACTAGAAAAAGAAAAATACAATCTGGTGAAATTAAACTATCTTGTGAAAAAATTATATATCAATATAATTTATCAGGTGAATTTATGAAAAAACATGAAAGTATTAAAAAAGCTTGCTTAGAACTTAATATAAGTGCTTCTACAATATGTAGATATTTAAATGGTACATATAAAAAAGGAGGTAATTATTTATGGTCTTTAGATTTTAAATCTAAATTAGAACCGTATGTTAAACCTAAAAGAAATATGAAAAAATTATACAAAATTGTACAAATTATAGATTATTTAAATAATAATATAATAATTAAAGAATTTAATTCTTTAAAAGAATGTGCTTTATTTTATAATATTTTTTCATCTGTTGTATCAGAAACTATAAAAAATAAACGTAAATTTAAAAATAAGTATTTAATTATACTAAAACCTGCCTAAATATAATAGTAATATTATGTTATGCACATCTGAATATCGGTGAAGACTAAGTTTTAATAATAATTAAAATATGTTAATACCGAGGCATAGGGAGTAAAGTTCCAGCCGTAGAGACTAGATGCAGATGCTCCTACTTGAAAAAGAGGATGAAGATATAGTCCAGACCACAAAACATTAAATTGGTAGTGAAAACTATAGTGGTACGAGGAAAAACACAAGGTGTAGATTTCTTATTTGTATATAATGCTTTTAGACAAATTAAAGAAAATAATTTACCTATTAAACTTGTTATTAAATATTTTTCATTAGAAATGTCTAAAGAAGAGAAAATAACACAATTTTTAAGTAATTTATTATTTGTAAAAAGTGGTATGAAAATAATAATATCACCTACTAATCTTAGAAGTACTAAAAAAGCTATTGATGAATCAATATTACAGTTTTTAGAAAATGAAAGATCTTATATTGAAGAATTCTTAGAATGTGTTGAGTTTATTGATAATATTAGGAATCCATTTGGTATTTTTAATTATATGCGTGAATATGCATTATCTCATGGTATTCAACATAAAAAGACAGTTAATTATGGTAAGGGACCTATTGAAGTAGACGATTGGTATGAAGAAGATGATCCAGAAGAATATGTATTACCTATCGTAGATCATGCTAAACTATTATCACCTGAAAATGGTGGTAATATACAATCTGCGATAGGAGATTTATCAAGTAAATATTTTATACAATTACGTAATAAGTATCATCAATCTCCTGTATTAATACAACAACAAGCTGCTGCTCAAGAAAGTGTTGATAATATGAAAGCTAATAGACTTAGACCTACATTAGATGGTCTTGGTGAGAATAAAACAACTCAACAAGATGCTAATGTCATCTTTGGTTTGTTTAGTCCATTTAGACATCATATACCTGAGTATGAAGGACATGATATTAAATTTTATAAAGATAATATTAGATTTCTTGAAATATTAGGAGGTCGTGAAGGTGGTGCAGGTAGTATATGTGCATTATACTTTAATGGTGCTGTTAATTATTTTAAAGAATTACCAAGAGTAGAAGATGTTGAAGCAACTAGAATTACAAAACAAATAATTATTAATAACAGAAACAATGAGTTTAAATAAAAGTGAGAATAAAATAGGAATTGATCCTAGTCCTTATGAATATTCAAAATTATACAAAGGACAATATAATGGATTAAGATTTATTTTAATTCATAATAAATTATATGAAAATGAATTTGGTGAAACAGATTATTCAGTTGAAATAAATTGGATAGACACATTAGACGAAGAACGTCAAAAAACAGTTAATGAAGCTGTTACTAAAATATTTAAAAACAAGATAGAAAACGGGATTGTAATAAAAGATTAAAGATGGTAGTAATATATTGTAAAAAATACAAAAATGAAAAGCGTTATTTTATTTCACATAAAAAATTAATTTATATTGTTAATAAATATGATAATAAGTTTGATGATTTATATATAATAGGTGGCGTTGTTAAAAATGAATTTGATAGTTGGGATTTTGTAAAAAATATAAATTCATATAAATGTAATAACTTTCATTTAAATATTTTACAATTATTACAATCAAATGATAATCTCAATATAAAACTTGCTTTTGAAATAATAGATATGAAATATGCTAATAAATTTAGAGATTGAAGAATTAATAACATTTAGTGTGTTGTATACAAAACATTATAAATTTAATAAAGTTAGATATAACTTATTAAAAGGTAATAGTTTAATAAATGTTAATTCAATTGATTTTCAAGAAAAATATACTACTTTATTTAAAAAAGAAATATTAATTAATCATAAAGTATTAGATTTATTAAACAGTGATGATAGATATAATAATATATTAGCTTTGAAGTTAATAGAAAATAAATGTAAAATTAAGATATTAAACGATGAGTGAAATATTATGTAAAGTAGCTAAAGTTAAAATTAGATTTTCAACTTCTAAGATATATAACACAGGTGATTATTATAAAATAAGAATTATTAATAATAATGAAAAATCTTTTATTTATATAAGTACTTATCTTGTAGAATATGTAATGAATGATATTAAAAATGAATTAATGTTTGAAAAATTAATACTTAATTTTCATTCTTATTTAAAAGAATTAGCACCTCGTTCATATTCACGTAGTTTATTTGTAAAAAATAAAGATCATCCTTATAATAGTATTACAAAGTATTGTTTACATTGTTTACATCATTATTATAAGAAAATAACATTACCATCTAATTTTATAGAATTATTAGAAGTAAATGATATATATACTATTAAAGTATTAATATTAATTTTAAAAAATAAATTAGATAATGAAAGTAATTAAAGCTGTATATTTAGAAGAAGAATTTTTAAATTTAATAGAATCAACAAAACAAAATCAAGATAAATTGAATCAAGTTTTAATATGGGAAATATTACAACAAAAAATTAAAAAAAAACATGAAAAATAAAATCATTCTTACAAGTAAGCATGGAAGACCTTCAACTAAAGAAGTATATTCAACAATGTCATCAGGATCATTAGTCCAAAGAAGACAAATTTTTAGTACTAAAACTCGTAAATTGTTAAAACAATATTATAGAGTATACAGAAATAATGATAGTAATACCTTACATAAAGAAAAAAATGTAGAAACAGAAGGTAATATTATCGTTAGATGGGGTACACGTGAAGAAGTTGTAACAGATTCTTCAACAATTGTATATAATCAAAGTAAAGCAATTGCTAACGCTACGAATAAAAGACTATCAAGAGAAATTTTCATTGAAAAAAAAGTAAGTTGTCCAGTATTGGTTACACCTGAAAACTTTGATGAATCTTATTTACCTATAATTGCTAGACCATTAGTTCATTCTAAAGGTAAGAATTTTATAGTACTAAAAACACCAAATGATTTTATTATTCATTATAATAAAAATAATGAAGGTTGGTATTATTCTCAATTTATTAATAAAGAGAGAGAATTTAGAATTCATTGTGCTCATAGTAAAGTGTTAGCTGTTATGGAAAAATCAAATCCAGATAATGGTAATATAGCTTGGAATAGAGCTCAAAATGATACAGAACCATTTGAATATATTGCTTGGTCACAAGTTGATGAACAAGATTTAAAATGCGTACTAGAAGAAGCTATTAAAGCTACTGCTGTAGTAGGTTTAGATATGGCAGGTGTAGATGTTATGTTATGTGGAGGTACAGCTTATGTACTAGAGGTTAATACTGCTCCCACCCTTAACACATCACCATATGTTGCTTCTAGATGGGGAATGTATTTTGATTGGTTATTTAGACAAGATAAAAGACGTGAACATTGGGATTATACTCAATTTAAAAAAGGTTCAAGTTTGATTTGGAAAAATAAACAATTAAATGAAACTAAATAATTATGAAAAAAACAGCAACATCATGTTGTGCATTAGCACAACTATCAGGTTTAAGTAATAATACTACAAAAGAAGAACTTCAATTAGAAATTGTTAAATTAACACAAGAACGTAATGAAGTGTATATACCTGGAGATTCTTCAGGTAAAGGACAAACAGCTGTTTTTGTTATAACAACACCTAAAGAAAAAGTTTTAGAAATGTTATTACTTTCACAAAATTTTAATCCTGTTACAGAATTTAAACGTAGATTAGGTTATGAAGACGGCTTATTAACTATGTATGTAAAACATTTATAATGAAATTGAGTAATTATAGAAGTAAAAGTAAGTTATATAGGGTGATTGTTAAGATATCAATTAGTCCTATAACTCGTACTATTTTATATGAAGAAATTAATATTCCTAAATTACATTTTACTATTGAATTAACAAATACTTTAAATTATCGTTATGCATGGTCATTTAGAACAGAAACTGAAATAAACGAAAGTGTTAAAAATTATCATAAAAATGATTCTATAAAAAGAGAATAACCTTATTTTGAAAAAAATCATGTTTTACTTGAAGATGTTTTAATATCATTAATGGAAAGTGATGATAAATCTAATATAGCATTAGTTGCTGAAATATTAAAAATTAAAGTACAAATAAAATGAAAGTAATAAACTTAAAATAAAAATAAAATGTCAATAGAAAACGAAAACGGCAATTTTGCCAAACCACTGTTATAAGCAGGTTTTTAACACTAAAAATTATGACTAAAAAAATTAAATTAGAAATCACAGAAGCACAATTAACAGCTTTAGTAGAAGTTATAAATGAATGTTCTGCAATGATTGGAGCAAGCGGAGAAGATGCAGATAAAAATAGAACTCATTGGGTTGAATTACTCGATAGACTGCTGAAAAATAATGGTTATAAACGTGAGTTCCTTTAAACTTGCTTATAACGTTTGGTGCTTTGCGTAGTGCAAACACCAAGCCAACCAATTGCGGTTATACAGTGTTAGCCACCGTTTTTGAAAAGCACATACTTCATTTTGATATTGGTGATAGTGTGTATTTAAAAACTGACCCTGAACAATGTGAAAGATTAGTTACGGGTATAAATATTAGACAAGATAGAATTAGCTATGCACTTTCTTTTTTGACAAACGAAAATTATCATTACAATTTTGAAATTTCAAAAGAACGAGATATTGTAAAAGCAACGTCATCTTAAATGGTGAATAACACTGATGACTTTGTCTTGTTGCCGACAAAACACAAGATCAATTTTAAATAAATCACAAATTATGGAAGGAAAATGCCCAAAAGATAGCAGAAAGAATAGACCTGTATTTATTACTTATAACAATAAAAGAACATTGGCTATGGCTGATGGTAAAGGACATGCATATAAAATGTACGGTGATGATTATATGCAATTAGAAAGTAAATGCTTACCTGAAAATAAGTACGACCCAAGTGAATATGAATTTGATAGAGGTTTAAGTGGGTTCGACTTTTAATTGTGCCTAACGGTACTCGTGTATAATAAGTGGCTTGTAGATAAACCAACTAACTACTTATCAAGACAAACAAATAAATTAAACACAATCTAAGCCATTGACTATACACGATGTTGTGCAATAGTGCTTTTAAAAACAAATATTAATTATAAAATTAAAAAAATGAAAGAATTAATAAAAACAATAAGTTGGTTATTAAATGGTGTTCAATCAGGATTAACAATGGATGAATTAGCTAAATATGGTATTATATCAGAAGAATCAACAGAATCAGATGGTATTATTACAGTAACTAGAAGTTTTACATCTAATGATGATACTTTAACTAAAGTGATTACCATAAAGTATGATAAGTCTATTGAAGAAAAAGCTGTTCAAGAAGAACTTAGTAAATTAAAACAAAAAGTAGCTGAATATGATCAAAAAATTAACGAGGCAGTTAACAAAGAGGATTATGAATCTGCTGCAATCTTCAAAAAAGAAAAAGACGCTTTTTTACGAAGTTAAATATTATATAAGAAATTCTTATGTAAATAAAATTAGATTTAAGGTTTGATGCTTATCAATTTATAAGTGGTGAATACAGATTTAATAAACGGACATATAATAAAGGATTATCATTTTTAAAAATAATTAATAATTTTCAAATAGAACCTAATTTAATTAATTTAATTGATAGTACAGATATTACTAATAAAACATTAGCATATATTATAATAAAAGAAAGATTGAATGAACGTACAAGAAAAAATACAAAAGGAAGTAGAGGGGAAATGGTATCAAAATAATTGTAAAGGTTTAGCTTTATTAGCTACAGGTTCAGGTAAATCTAAAATATTTATTAATATAGTTTCTAAAGAAAAGAAAAAATGGTTACTCGTTGTTCCTACTGAGAAACTTCGTGATAGAAATTGGAAGGATGAATTTAAAAAGTGGAAAAAAACAAGTATTTATAATAAATATGTAGATACTTGTTGTTATGCTAGTCTTAAAAACATTAATTTATCATTATATGATGGGGTATGTTTGGATGAATGTCATAATATAACTGCTAATAATGTGCAACCTTTTAAAAACTATGTAGATTCTATTAAAATACTATGCTTAACAGCTACTAGACCAACTGATTTACAGAAACAATATATATTAGAAACCATGTTAAAATGTGAAATAATATATACATTATCATTAAAAGAAGCAATAAAAGTTGGGATAGTAGCTCCGTTAAGTATTATAATTCATGAATTAGAACTTAATACTATTAAAAATATATCTGTTAAATATAAAGATAAAACAGGTGTTGAAAGAACTTTCTATCAATCTGAAAAAGGTTCATATGACTATATATGTCAAAAGATAGCGAGAAAATCTAAACCAACATCTTTTGATTATATATTTAGAGCTAAGTTTATTTATGACTCTAAAACTAAAACAGATTATGCTAAAGTATTATTAGATAAATTACCAAAAGATAAAAGAATATTAATATTTTCACAATCAATTAAACAGATTGAGTCAATAATGAAAGAAACCTATCATTCTAAAACTACAGATAAATTTTATAATTTATTTATGAAGGAAAAGATAAAACGACTAGGTGTTGTACAATCATTAAATGAAGGTGAAAATATACCAAACTTAGATATTGGTATGATAATACAATTTAATTCTAATCCTAAGAATACGTTTCAACGTATAGGAAGGATTATAAGAAAAAGAGATAACCATGAAGCTGAAATTCATATCATTGTACTTAAAGATACAGTAGATGAACAGTGGATTAATAATATTCTTATTGAATATGAGGATATAATAACAAGAATTAAAGTATAAAAAATGACAAAAGCAAAAATTATAGCAAAAAGTACAGCAGTTAAGAAAATTGCTGAAAATGCAGGTAAATTCTTTACTGTAACTTTTAAAAAAAAGAATAATACTGAAAGAACTATTAATTGTTTAGTTAAAAAACAACACACTACTAAATTAGGATACATTAGTGTATACAGTATTCCTGATAAAGGTTATAGAAGTGTTGACCCAAGAACTATGACATCACTTAGTATTCAAAACGAAGTATTTAAAATTAGAAAATAATGACAAAAATGACAAAAATGACTGAAGACCAATTTAGTGAAGTTATAAACACTACGCTAGATAATCTAAAAGAATTGTTAATTAATAAAGGTAAGGAGTATAGACGCAATAATGATCCATTTCATAATTTTAATGAAGGTGGTAGGCGTAAAAATATACACCCTATTGAAGCATTAGATGGGATGTTATTAAAACATGAAATTTCTATTGCAGATATAACCAATGATTTAATTAAAGATATTATTCCTAAAAAGTCAAGTATTAATGAAAAATTTGATGATAATTTAGTTTATTTACTACTTAAAAAAGCAATGATAAATCATTATATTAATGAAAATCAGAAAGTAGAATTAACTAAAATTGCTGAACATTTTTCACATCATGTAAATGTAGAGCAATAATGGCTAAAATAGATCACACATATCATAACCTCCTTGAGAAAATTCTTGAGGAGGGATATGATTATAAAGATGAAAGTAGAGATGTTATGTGTAAACAAATAAGTTCTTATGAATTTAGACATAATATAAGATTGAATGGATTTCCAGCAATTACAACTAAAAAATTATACTGGAAAGGTATTGTGGGTGAATTAATTTGGTTTTTAAGAGGTGATACAAATATTAAATATTTAGTAGATAACAATATTCATATTTGGAATAAAGATGCTTATAATTGGTATGTAAAAAACCATAGTGAAGTAGGTGGTTCAAAATTATTATCAATTGAAAACTGGCATGAAGATGCTAAAAAGTTTCCTGAGATTTATACTTTAGGTAGAGTATATGGTGCTCAATGGAGAAGCTGGTCTGCACCAGTTTTGTATAATGATTTACCAGGATTACCAATTGAATTAGATCAAATATCTAATTTAATTCAGAATCTTAAAGATAAACCTATGTCTCGTAGACATATTATTACAGCATGGAATCCTGCTCAATTAGATGATATGGCTTTACCACCATGTCATTGGAGTTTTGAGATATTACCAAGACCTTTAACTGAAAATGAAAGGATTAAAATATTTAAAGAAAAATATAAAGTTTTTAACGGATTACCACCTTTTCAAATTTTATTAGACTCTAAAAATATACCAAAATACACATTTGATTTAAAGTGGCATCAACGTAGCGTTGATACATTTCTTGGGTTACCATTTAATATCGCATCTTATGGATTATTAATGGAAATTATTGGTAAATTAACTAATATGGTTCCTAATGAATTAATTGGTGATTTATCAAATGTTCATATCTATTATGACCATTTAATCGCTGTTAAAACACAGTTGAAAAATAAACCTGGTAAGTATTGGGAACCTATTGAATTAGAAATTAAAGATATTCCTGAATACAGAAGAATTAGAGAATTTGGAATAGGTTCGTGTTCTTTTGATAATCTAATGATTAATATGAATATTGAAGACTTTAAACTAAAAGATTATGAATCATATCCAGCAATACCTGCTGAGATGTTAGCACCTAAATAAAAAAAATTATGAAACAAATTACACTTAAATTTAAATCTGAAGAAGAATTTAAAGAAGTTAGAAATATTATGTTAGAAGATATTAAAGAAGATCCTACTATTGGGGAAATTAAATTACTAAAAGACGGTAATATTATATTAACTTTTGGTAAAATAGACGAAGAATAAAAATTAAAACTTAAAATAAAGAAAAGATAGAATGGAGTTAGATAAAAAGATTTTAAGTGATATTACAGTACATACTAAATACTCGAAGTATTTACCTAAATTAGAAAGACGAGAAACATGGGATGAGCTTGTAACTAGAAATATGCAAATGCATATAGAAAAACATCCTGAACAAATTAAAGATATTACAGAAATATATAAAAATTTTGTATATAACAAAAAAGTTTTACCTTCAATGCGTTCATTGCAATTTGGTGGTAAAGCTATTGAATTGAATAATGCAAGAATTTATAATTGTGCATTTTTACCAATTGATGATAATCGTAGTTTTAGTGAAACTATGTTTTTATTATTAGGAGGTACAGGTGTAGGATATAGTGTTCAAAATCATCATATTGATAAATTACCTGAAATTAGAAAACCTGATTATAAGAAAAATAAGAAGTATGTAGTTCAGGATAGTATCATAGGATGGGCAGATGCTATTAAAATATTAATGAAGTCATATACTGGAACAGTACGTCAACATGTAAATTTTGATTTATCAGATATTAGACCTAAAGGTGCATTATTAGTAACTGCTGGAGGTAAAGCACCAGGACCAGAACCTTTAAGAATAGCTTTAGTTAAAATTGAAGCAATACTTAGAGAAAAAGAAGATGGTTCTAAATTAACAGATATTGAGTGTCATGATATTCAATGTCATATTGCAGATGCTGTTCTTGCAGGGGGTATCAGACGTGCTGCCATGATAAGTTTATTTGATTTAGATAGTGATGTAATGTTGAATTGTAAAGCAGGTAATTGGTGGGAAAATAATCCACAAAGAGGTAGAGCTAATAACTCTGTTACTTTATTACGTCATAAAATTGATAAGAAAACTTTTGATAAAGTTTGGGAAAGAATTGAAGCATCAGGAAGTGGTGAACCAGGTATCTATCTTACAAATGATAGAGATTGGGGAACTAATCCATGTTGTGAAATTGCATTAAGACCTTATCAATTTTGTAATCTTGTTGAAATTAATATGTCTAATATTGAATCACAAGAGGATTTAGATGCTAGAGCATCAGCAGCGTCATTTATAGCTACATTACAAGCAAGTTATACAGATTTTCACTATATTAGAGATATATGGAGAAAAAATACTGAAAAAGATGCTTTATTAGGTGTGTCTATGACAGGTATAGCTGCAGATAGTAATCTTGAATTGAATTTTGAACAAGCTTCAAATATTGTTAAATCTACTAATAAAAAATTAGCTGAACAAATAGGTATTAGAGTTGCAGCTAGAACAACAGCTGTTAAACCTGCTGGAACTACATCATTAGTTGTAGGTTCATCATCAGGTATTCATGCTTGGCATAATGATTACTATATTCGTAGAATGAGGATTAATAAAAATGAATCATTATATCAATATTTAGCAATTCATCATCCTGAATTATTAGAAGATGAATATTTTAGTCCTGATACAACTGCTGTAATTTCAGTACCACAAAAAGCACCTGAAGGAGCTATTACAAGACATGAAACTACATTGGATTTACTTGAAAGAGTAAAACTTATTTCTAGAGATTGGGTTAAGACAGGACATATTAAAGGTGAAAATACACATAATGTATCTTGTACTGTATCTGTAAGACCTGATGAATGGAAAATTATAGGTGAATGGATGTGGGCTAATAAGGAATATTATAATGGATTATCTGTATTACCTTATAATGGTGGTACTTATAAACAAATGCCTTTTTCTGATTGTACAAAAGAAACATATGATGAGATGGTTAAACATTTACATAATATAGACATTACAAAAGTTATTGAAATGCAAGATGATACTAACCTTAGTGATAATATAGCTTGCGGACCAGATGGATGTGAAATTAAATAATTAAGTATGATAAACAGTAAATCAATAAGAAGTAATATAGGATATAAAGGTATATTCTTTGATAGAAATAATGGTAAATTTGAAGTTTAAGTTATAAATAAAAGTACTACTCGCAAAATAACTAAAGATAAAGGAGGTCAGACATTACAGTTTATTCACAAAGAACCTAATGAAAGTAATGAATTAATTACTATTTCAGATGGTACTACAAATGAAGAAGTTTTAGAAGTCCTCATTGACAGAATGAATTATTTAAATTCTAAATTTCCTTGTCTTGAAAATGAATTAGCAATAAATCATCTTGATTTTGCGTTATTTCAATTAAATGAAAGAACCAGAAAAAGAATGGAAAGAAATGTTGAAGGAAAACATTTAAAATAAATTAACCAAAGTGTGAAAAAAGGTTTATAGTAACACAATTTAAGACACCTCAGAAACCTTGAGAGACCCGAAATATAAGGAAATATAACATTTTAAAGGTAGAACCTTTAGTTAAATATTCAAATATAGTGAAGCTGTAAGGTGTCTTTTTAATAAAAAAAACAATATGATATCAGATTGTAAAAACTTACAACCAAAAATTGAATCAGTTTTTGATGGTTTATTCCAGGTGAAACAAGTTGCAGCTTTAAATTACTTAATCGATTTAGCCAACAAAGTAGATACAGTATTTGGAAAAAAATATCCAGAAATAGAAATTCATAAAGATAATCCTACTAATTTATATATACCATAAAATGTTTAATAAAATTTTAACAAAAACTGAATTTTATTTATTTTTTAATGGTAAATTAATATATAAAAATGGTTAAATAATAATAGAAGTAAAATATTTCAAGATTATAAAATATGGAAGTAAAAAATAAAAGTAGAACATTAGTAATAGGTGATATTCACGGTAATCATAAAGGTTTACTACAAGCTTTAGAGAGAAGTAATTTTGATTATAAAAATGACACACTAATTTCATTAGGAGATGTTGTAGATGGTCATGAAGAAAGCTTTGAAGTAGTTGAAACATTATTAGGTATTCCTAATTTAATAGCAATTAAAGGTAATCACGATGATTGGTTTAATATATGGTTAGAAACAGGAGTGAATCCTAGTAATTGGCAACAAGGTCAGAAAGCTACAGGATTGAGTTATTTAGAAAAATCTAGACCAGGTCAAACTTGGTGGGATCTAAAATCAAAAAGTCCTATATTAATGGAAGCTATTAAAACTAATGACATTCCAGACAATCATATTGAATTTTTTAAAAATCAAAAACACTATTATATAGATGAACAAAATAGATTATTTGTTCATGGAGGATTTAATAGACATTATCCATTAGAAGAACAAGGGGATATTCTATGGTGGGACAGAGATTTATGGAGTCAAGCATTAAGTTATGAAGGAATGACTAGAGGACCTTTAGATAAAAAACCTGGATTTAAAATGTTAGGTGACTACAAAGAAGTGTTTATAGGTCATACATCTACTCAATTTTGGAATGTAAATACACCAATGAAAGCTGCTAATATCTATAATTTAGATACAGGTGGAGGATGGATTGGTTATATTACAATAATGGATGTTGATACAAAAGAATATTGGCAATCAGATGATGCAAAAACTTTGTATCCAGAATTTAAAGGAAGAAACTAAAAAAAAGTAAGAATATGTTATTACCACAAAAGAAAGTGAGTGCAAGTAGAAAAAATCCAAAAAAATTAATTATATTTAGTAAACCTAAGTCTGGGAAGACAAGTAGTTTAGCTGAATTAGAAGATAATTTTATTGTAGATTTAGAAGGAGGTTCTGAATATGTGGATGCATTAAAGGTTAATGTACCTAAAACAGCTGAAGAAAATGGTGAATCACCGTTAGAAGTTGTTAAACAAATTGTTAAAGAATTAAACGAAGTTAAAAACAAAACTGGTAAAAATCCATATAAAAGAATTACATTAGATACTATTACAGTATTAGAAGAATTAATTCTTCCAATGGCAGCTGACATGTATAGAGCAACTCCTATGGGTTCATCATGGGCTGGTAGCGATGTAAGAAAATTACCTAATGGAGCAGGTTATGCTTATACTAGAGATGCCTTTTTCTTTGTAGTTAATCAATTTGAAAGAGTTTGTGATACATTAATTTTAGTAGGTCACGTTAAACGTAAAAGTATCTCAATAGGAGATGGTGAAATTGATGAAAAATCATTACATTTAACAGGTCAAACACCTACGATGGTTTCAGCTGATGCTGATGCTATTGCATATCTTTATAGAGAAGATAACCAAACTATATTAGATTTTGAACCATCATCAAGCGTAATTGCTGGTGCAAGATGTGAACATCTTAGAGGTAAAAAAATAGTAGTTGCTGAAAGTAATGAAGAAGGTAAAGTTGTTGTAGATTGGAGCAAAGTCTTTATTAAAGAATAATTAAATGGTTAGACTTCCATTTAAAAAGTCAATTTTAAACAATAATAAATATAAAAATCAAAAGTATGTTTCAATTCGGAAAAGATCAAGTAAATGAAGGTGGAAATGGTGTTGCAATTTTTAATGATGGTAACGCAGGTAGAGTAACTAATGTAACTTTAGAAGTTAAAAAGAAAGATGTTGATTATCAAGATGAAGGTAAAAATAAACCTGATTATCAGGTAGTATATACTGATTCAAATGGTTCTTCTACAAATGAAGGATTTTATTACTTGAATGAAGCTAAACATAATTCTCAATACACAACATTTGAGAAAGCTGTTGAAAAACAATGGAATAAAATGGCAGCAATTGTTATTGCAGCTGATGGTGATCCTACAATTAATGCTTCTACACCAGTAGAAATGTTAGATCAAATGGCAATTAAAGTGAAAACTGACGTAGTTGGTAAATCATTCAATGTTCTTACCAATTATGGTACAACTTCTTCACCAAAGAAGTATTTACAAATTAGATCTTGGACTCCATTTATTGAGTCAGCAAGTGTATCTGCAGAAAATACTAAACTTAAACCAGGTAATTTAGACCAATTAGATAGATTAGTACCAGATGCTAATACTGGTGGTGGTGCTTCTACAGAAGGTACAATGCCAGGATGGGTATAATATTAAATATAAGAAGAGGGTGTAAAAACCCTCTTTTTTATTAAATTAAAAAAATATGATTATATATATAATTTTTGCAATAATTAATTATATTATTTGTAAAGTTCTTAGAAATAGAATTAATTCAAATAAAATTGAAGAAATTAATTATTTACTACTAAAACAAATATTAATATCAAAATTAAAACAGAATGTCTAAAAAAATAATAAAACAAACTAATAAAGAAATTAAACAAATTTTAAAAACTTTAGATAATTTGGATATAAAAAATAAAAAACCTATTGATTTTTTAAAGACAATTCCTATAAATGAATTTAGGTTAAATGGTAAAGTAAGATATGTACAATTTTAAAGTAAAGACATTTATAAGTGAAGAATCTATATTACATCATGTATCAGATTATGATATTTTTAGATATTATATAGGTGATTTCAAAATAGGTAAATCTTTCAATTCACCATTAAGAAAAGATAGTCATGCATCGTTTAACATAGGTTATAACCCTGTGACTAATAGATTGTATTGTAATGATTATATATTAGGTGGTGGGAACTTTATAACGTTTGTTATACATAAATTCAACTTATCTTATAGAGAAGCGTGTAATAAAATAGTTATTGATTTAAATTTAGAAGATCACTTTTATCTATTTAATGTAGAAAAAATAATTGTTAAAGAAAATAAACAATTCGTAAAAAGCAATGATGGTGATATTAAAAAGTTTAAAGAAGAAACTAAGTTATCAGCTAAATTAAGAAACTGGGAACAATATGATTATGAATTTTGGAAACAATTTAATGTTTCAAAAGAAATGTTAAAATTTTACAACGTTCATCCTGCAGAGTATTCAATGATTGGTGATAAAATTTTTAAATTAGATAAATATGCGTATGTATTTATTGAAAATAAAGATAATGATAGAACATTAACTATTTATCAACCTTATAGTAATATTCAAAAATGGACAAAAAATCATGATGCATCTGTATGGTATGGTTGGGATCAACTTCCTGATAGAGCTGAAAAATTAATAATAACTAAATCAAGAAAAGATATAATGTCAATTCTTGAAACAACAGGTATACCTTCAACAGGTTTACAAAATGAAAAGATTATACCTAAAGAACATGTATTACAAGAATTAAAAAATAGATTTGGATTAATATATGTACTTTATGATAATGATTTTGATAAACCAGTAAATTGGGGAAGAGAATTTGGTGAAAAATTTTCTAATGAATGTAATATATTTCAAATAGAAATACCAGATGAATATCAATCAAAAGACTTCAGTGATTTAATAGTAAATCATGGTGTAGAAAAAGCAAAAAATGTGTTATTAAAATTAGTAGATGACGCATTACCATTTTAAAAAGAAAACAATGAGTAAAAACAAACAAGAGTACTATTTTGTATATGGTACATTAAAAAGAGGACATGGTAATTGTCAAAGAGTATTTGGTAATTCTTTAACTGCAGAATTTGTAGAAGAAGCTATTACAGAACCTAAGTTTAATTTATATAATTTAGGACCTTTTCCTGGAGTAACTGAAAATGGTACAACAGCTATTCATGGTGAAATATGGTCTGTTTCAGATGATGAAACTAAACAAAGATTAGATAGTTTAGAAGGTTATAATTCTTCATCACCTAAAAGTGGATTATATAACAAAAATACAATTTTAGTAAACAATAAAAATGTAAATATCTATTTAATTAATAGAGAAATTAGTAAAAACAAATTAGAAAACGGAAAATGGAATTAATTAAAGTAAGAGACATAGATTTAATTCATGATAAAAAAGAATTTAAATGGGATACAGCTGAAGCATATACTACAATTATTTATTATGGGGATCAAAGAAAATGTTCTTCAAGAAGAAATATTTATGATAATGAATACTGTGGATTAGGTTGTTGCACGTCAGCAGCTGATCAAATATATGGTTCTAATATAAATATAGGTGAATTTATGATAGTAAAATATAAGTTATCATCATTACCTTCTACGTATCGTGAATTATCTTTCATTAAAAAATGGATTAAATTTATAAATGATACATTTAGTTTTGCTAAATTAGAAATAGTAGGTTATAATGGTAAAGAAACTAAATCTGAAAATAGTAGATTAGCTTTACATAATTATTCTTTAGAAGTAAGTGATAATGCTGTTTATATTTTAATAAATAAAACTTTCTTACAGACTGGTAATAGAAACTATAAAAATTTATTACTTTTATCTTTAGTTAGATATTTAAGTAATTCTGAATATATAATGTTACCTTATGATATTTTAAGATTAAGAAAATTAAAATCTTTAAGTCATTTATCAAATTGGGATGTAATGAATATTGCAAGAATGGCATGTACTTTCAATACAGGACCTCATGATTATTCTAAATCATTTCCATATTTAAGAGATTATAGATCACCAATGTATAATTCTTTAATAAATCTATATGTATATAATAATTTAAATGATGTTACTTTAAAATTGTCACAAGGTTATATGCAAAATAAATCAGTAAAAAAATATGATAAAAAAGGAAATTGTATGCTTATAAAAATTTCACCTTTATATTTAATGCATTTATTTCAAAACAAACAATATTTAAAAATTTATAATTTACTTAATGATGAAAAATATTATACTAATGATGCTGAAAATTATTATAGATATGTAGCATTAGTTCATGGGATTAATAATTATAACGATTTATCTGATAGTTATGACTTTTTCAATAGAATAAATAAAACTTTTAATTATAAAGAATATGCGAAAAAATATATTAAATAATATAACAATAGGTTCTGATTTAGAATTATTTATAAAAAGTAAAGAAACTGGTAAATTATCATCAGCTATTGGTATGTTTGGTGGTACAAAAGAAGAACCTAGATATATAGGTGAAGGATGTTATGTTCAAGAAGATAATATTTTATTAGAAGCTAATATACCTCCTGTCACAACATTTAATGATTTTCATAAAAGTATTGAATATATCAAGAACTATGTTACTGAAAATTATCCAGATGTTGAATTATTATATACATCAAGTGAAAAACCAAGTTTAATGTTATTATCAGATGATAAAGCTAGAGAGTTTGGTTGTGATCCTGTATTAATAATTGACTATAACGAAGATGGAGATGTTGTACCAGATATGGATTTTGAATTGGGAATTGAAAATAAAAAAAATTCTAATTTAAGAACAGGTGGTTTTCATATACACTTTGGTTATGAAGAACCTAACATTGAAACAAGTAGAGAAATAGTTAAACTTTTTGAAAAAAATGTAACACTACCTTTATTAAAATTTGATGTAGATAAACATAATAGAAGACAAAGTTATGGTAAAGCTGGTGAATATAGAATAAAACCATATGGTTTAGAATGTAGATCTTTAGGAAGTGCTTTACTTAAAGATGAAAATACTTTGAAAATGGTTTGGGATGGTGTTCAAAAAACAATATCTGAATTTAATCAAGGTGAAAGAGTATCAAAGCAAGAATTTGAAATAATAAAAGAATTAATTAACACACATAAATAAAAACAATAATGTTTATAACAATAATAATAATTTTAGCAATTTTACAAATAGGGTTTAATTTTTTATTTAAACCTAAATATAATAGGTTGAACTGCGGACTTTTTGGAGCAGCAGCTGACGATATTAACAAAATTAATATTAACAAAATAAAAATTCTTGGTATCTTCAATGATACTAGAGGAGGTCATTCATGTGGTTTATCTATTGATGGTGACATAATGATTGGTACATATAAAGAAAAATTATTTAAAGATTTTATTGTAGATAATTTCATTGGTTCACCATTAGAGATACCAGTTGTAATAGGTCATACTAGATATGCAACAAGTGGTAGTCATAATGATGTTAATGCTCATCCTTTTGGATTTGGTAATTATGGCGATCATAATGATTATTTTAGATTTATAGGTGCACATAATGGATCTTTAGTTAATCATAAAGAATTAGCTCAAGTGTATGATGTTTCTTTAACAGAACCTGCATCTACTAAATATAATGCTAAAATGACAAGAGATAAAATTGATTCAGAAGTATTATTAGAAATAATTTATAGAAATGGATTTAAAGTTTTAGAACAGTATGATGGTGCTGCCGCATTATCTTTTTATGATACAAAAGAACCAAATGTAATATATTTATATCATGGTAAATCAAATCTTAATAAAAATGTTACTTTTGAAACAGAAGAAAGACCTTTATATTATTATCAAGATAGTGAAAATATATTTTATTATTCATCTATTAAAGATTCGTTAGAAGCAATTAATGATACAGATGGTGAAATTAAAGAATTTGAACATAATAAAGTATATAAAATTACAAATGGTAATGTAAAAGAAGCTGTTAAATTTAAAATTAATAGATCTAAATGTGTCCAAAAACATACTACTTATAACTCAATAACAACTATTGATTATACTAATAAAAAATGGGATCAAGATTTAAAAAAATGGGTTGAGAAAGATTCTAAAAAAGAAGAAGTTAAGAAAATTGAAGAAGCTAAATTAGATTTAAATGATTTAGTTAACCATAAACTTGATTTTGAGAAAAATAAGTTGGTAGAACAGGAAGTTTACTATGAAAATTTAAGATTTTTCAAAAATAAAAATTTATTAGAGGGTATTTGGGTAATAGATGAAGATGGTAAATTAAGATTTGTTTGTCATTCTGATTCAATGTTAGATAAAATTTACGAAGATGATACTACTATTAAAAAAGTAGATGGTGATCCAATATTTTTCTATTTTTATAGAGGAATAATGTTAAGAAGTCAAAAAGACTATGAACCAGTTAAATCATATGGCAACAGTCTAGGTTTACCTACAGATATTAATAAATTAAGTCATGTGAGTGTATATCCTATTAGATCTGAAAGTTATGTTGATAGTTTATCTTTTTTCAGAGGTTCTATTGCGAATTTAAGTTTTACTAATTTATTTACTAATAATTTAATTACTTTGAATAATGGTAAATGTACTTCAATACGTAGAAAAGAGCAATCTTTTAGTGATAATAAAAAATTCTACTTACCTGAAGATATTCAATTGATTGAAGATATAATGAACCCTAAAGAAAAAGGTGTTGAAACTGATGAAGTTAAAGTTAATGATATATATTCAGAAAATATCTTAGCAACCGTTGATTATTGCATAGATGATGTAGATGATTCAATTGATGAAATTGGTGTTCAATCTAAATTTAAAACAAAATTAGAGCTTATAAAAGAGTTCGTTATTAATACATTAAAATTATAAATATGGCAACAGTGAAAGTCACTACTTTAAATGGTGAAGTAATTTTAAAAAAAAATGCTAGAAAAATAAAAGGCATTAATGGGGAGTTTAATTATTACAAAATAGGTAATTTAAGCCAACGTAATTCAGGAGACTGTTATCAAATTAACAATATTTATTATACTGTTGAAAAAGGAAGAATAGAATGGGATCATCATGAACAAATATACCAATTGAAATCTAGATTACAAAAAGGTATAGTTGATGAAGAATATAATGTAGGTTACTTTAGTAAAGAAATAAAAGCTATAAAAATATATTCTAAAGCTGAATTACCAATACTATATATTAATGAATCAATTATTAATAAAAATATTTATATTAAAGTTGGAGAAGATTATTATGATAAATCCATAGTTGATTATAAAAAAATATTTCCTAGAAAACAAATTTCAAGAGAAGAAAAGAATGAGTTAGAATATAATTTTAAAAATTATTTACCACAAGGTATTGCAAATTATAATAAAAATTATAGTGTTACACAAAAAGATTCTTTTATTGAAAAAGTATATTCTTTAAATTCAACATTAATTAATAAATTTACATTTGGTGTTGAATTAGAAACAACTTCTGGTATGATACCTAAAGAAGTTTATGAAAGATTAGGAGTATTACCTGTAAAAGATGGTTCAATTTCAGGTTTGGAATTTGTAAGTATTCCATTATCTGGTTTAAAAGGATTATATACATTAAAAGAAATTATTGAGGCTGTAAATATGTATACAGATCATGATTACACTTGTTCTATGCATATACATGTTGGTGGTAAAGGTGTACCAAGAACTGAAGAATTTATAGTTGCTATGTTTAAAATGGGATTCTTTATTCAAAAAGATTTCTATAGAATGTTTCCAGGCTATAAAGAAATTCACGATGGTACTAAAAGACAATGTTATACATCACCTTTAGATTCTGATTTATTATCTAAATTAGAGTATCTTAATGATACACCTAATAAATTATCTAAATCTTTTAAACACATTGTTCATAGATTAACTAATCACCATGATGCTTTTTCTGTATCAAAGAGGTATTCTATAGCTGATATAAATAGTCATCCTAGTGATCCATCAGAAAGAAATAAATGGTACATGAGAGAACGTTATAAATGGTTAAACTTAATACCTTTAATATTTACAAATAAACAAACTATTGAATATAGAATTTTTACAGTACCAGATACTGTTAAAAAAGGTTTATTATTTTTATTAAGTAGTTTAGCAGTAACTGATTTTGTAAATACAAACAAAAGTGCTATTTTAGCTGATCCTGAAGGAGTATATGGATGTAATTTAGAAACAATTTTTTATAGAGCTTTTCCTGTGACAAGTATATTTAATCTATTTACAGATAGGAGAAATTCTGTAGATTATATTAAAAAGATGAAAGGTACATTTTTTGAAGAAAAAGATGTTGAATCATATAATAGTTTATTATCTAAAATAAATAGTTTAGATGGAATTAATCTTTAAAACATGGTTTAATCCACTTAAAGATATTCTATATAGTAATTATTTTAATACACTAATTAAACTATTAGATACACAATATGGTTTATCTAGATTTGCATTTAATAAAATAAAGATATATCCAGAAAAAAATAAAGTATTTAATTGCTTTAATTGTGATTTTAATAGTTTAAAGTTAGTAATTATTGGAAGCAAACCTTTTGAAGAATATTCAGAAGGTTTAGCTTTTGATAGTACTGATTCTAAAATAAGATTATATCCTATTTCTGAATTATTTAGAAAAACTATAGAAGATCAATTTTATGATGGTTTTAATCTAGATCACGACTGCACTCTTGAATATTTAGTTAAGCAAGATGTATTACTCTTAAATGAAAGTTTAACAGTACAAACAAATAAGTCAAATATTGATGATTGGAGAGAGTTTATAACATTTGTTATAAATAAAATTCAAGAACGTCATACAGGTATAATATTTTATATTAATGAAAATAGTAAATTGAAGAATATTATAAATGTTAATACTCAATATTTATTAACTTATAAAGACCCTTTACAATTTGTAAATAAACCTCAAGAATGGGATTTAGATTTACATGCTGTAAATAACATTATTAGAAATAATAATGGAGAAGAATATATAATTAAATTTTAAAAATATGATAGCAATTTTATTAGGTTTATTATCAGGTATGTTTTTATATTTATGGTCAAATGAAGAATAAATATGGCAAATAGAAATAGAAACGCAGGAAATCAATATGAAAGAGATATTGTAAATGAATTAAAAGAATTAGGGTTTGATACAGTAGTTACTTCACGATCAGAATCACGTAATATGGATAATGCAAAAGTTGATATATTTGATCCTGAAGGTAACTTTCCTTACTTTATACAAAATAAAGTATTAAAAAGTTATCCTAATTTAAATGAATTAATACATGGTGAGGATGTTCATAAAAAACTACCTTTACTTGTATTCCATAAAAAAGTCATAAAGAAAAACACAAGATTTTTTACAGAAGGAGAGTTTGTGAGTATGGACAAGCAAACATTTTATGATTTATTAATACAAGCCTATGGAATTAACGAAGATGAACAACTTAGCCAAGACATGCTTTAATCAAAAAGATTATAGCTGTTTTATGGCAAAAGTTAATAACCAACAATTAAACGGTGCAAGGTTATTTGTTGAAGAAAAATTGGATGAAGTTATATTTAGTAATAAACTTCAATCTATTGCACATAAACAACAACAATATGTTAATTTAAAAAAATTAGATAATATTGTTACAAATGAATATATAAATCAAATTGACACATATGGAGCAAAGACAATTAGTAAGTAATAATATAAGTTATTCATTATTAAAGTCTTTTGATGAAAATGGACCCAAAGTACTAGTAGAAACTAAAAAAGTATATACTAAATCACTAGACTATGGTTCTAAAGTTGATGATTTTATTACAATGACAAAAGAAGAGTTTAATAATAACTATTTAGTTGTACAAAATGTTGAATCAGGAGATTTGTTTAAATTAGCTGAATTTGTTGTAAAAGCAAATATTAATTTAAAAGAAATTAATGATAAAATATTAGATAAAATATGTCAAATAAGTGTTGATAATGAATTATTCAAAAGAATAAAATTAAAAGAATCTAGGATAAAGAAATTTAATGTACAATCATTTTATGATGTTTGTGATTTAATTGTTGCAAATCCTGGTAAAACATTTATAGAACCACATGAATATAGTAAATTACTTCAAGCAAAATCTTCTTTATATAATCATAAGTCAACTAGAAACTATTTTAATATTTTTGGTAATGTCGAGGAATTACATCAAGTGGTTTTAAATTATGAGTATAAAGAAAAGAATGTTAAATGTGTATTAGATAAATTAATAATCAATCATGATGTAAAAACAATTCAAGGTATTGATTTAAAAACAGGTTCTCCAGATACAATGGAGTTTATGCATAATTTTTTCAAATATAAATATTATTTTCAAGGTGCATTATATCAAAATGGAATATTCCAACAATTTGAACATATATACCCTGATTATGAAGTTTTACCTTTTAAATATATATATTTACCTACTTTTAATATTAATAATCCTAAAACATTTATATTAACAAATAAATGGATTAATGCAGCTTGGGATGGTTTTACAACTAAATCAGGTTATAGATATAGAGGTATAAGTGAATTAGTTGATGAAATTAAATGGCATATTAAAAATCAAGTTTTTAATGAAACTAGAGAGTTTTACAATAATTTAGAAATTGAATTGAATGATGATTTTATAAATTTATAATAGATGGAGATGAAAGAAAGGATAAATGTAGATATGACTCCAAATAGATCAAAAAGATATCTTTTACCTTTATTGTCAGAATTTGTTAATTTTGATAATTCAGTAACAGATGCTTTAATAAATAGTTATATATTTGATAAAGATGATACACATAAAAATTGTATATATTTATTATTTGAATATGACTTAAAAAATCCTAAATTTACAAAATTTGAAAGTGAATTAAGTAAAATGAAAGGTTATATAACACATTATGATTTAGAAAATAATATGGTGTTATATGTAATAAAGTTTCCTAAAGAATACATGGCTGAATATAATCATTATAAAAATGGTAAATATTCATTATTTGATATTGACGCTCAAGAAGTAATATTTAATTTTTTACAAATACAAGGAGTTAGTAATAAATTCATTGTAAATTTGGAAAGAATATTTGAAAAAAATAGTATATTAAAAGCTCAAATTGAAAAAGCATTAGGTGTAACTTTAGATGATAATTCAGAACTTGAAGAAATTATGGATCAATCAAATGAAACTATAAATATTAAAAAATATATTAACAATTATATATGAAATTAAAATATAAAAAATTAGATAAAAAAGCAGTAAAACCCATGTATGCTAAAGAGGGTGATGCGGGGTTAGATCTTGTAGCAACTAAAATAGCAAAAAGCGATATGTTTTCAGTATGGTATAATACAGATATTGCCGTAGAGATACCTAAAGGTCACTTTGGAATGTTAGTTCCTAGAAGCTCTATTTCTAATGATGGTGCATTATCAATGGCTAATAATATTGGTATTATTGATGCAGGTTTTAGAGGTGGAATGCAAGTACGTTTTAATAGAACATTAAAAGGTATTTTTACAAGAAAACAATATAACGTTGAAGATAGAATTGCCCAATTAATTATAGTACCTTTTAAAGTTGCTGAATTAGAAGAAGCTATCTTTTTATCTAAAACACAAAGAGGAAAACTTGGACATGGTAGCACAGGAAAATAAAAATACATAATTATGGATGACATTGGTAAAATAGGTAAACTATTAATGATGAAAGAACCCTTTTATGGATTTTTTCTCTTAAACTTATACAAAAAGTTTAGCAATAGTTTACCTACCGCTGGTGTTGGAAAGCAAGGTATTAATCAAATGCTTTATATTAATCCTGAATTTTGGGGGAGTTTATCAGATAATCACAAGTTAGGTTTGTTAAAACATGAATTACTACATATTTGTTTTTTTCATTTAACAACTAGAAGTCATTATGCTGATCCAAAATTATTTAATATAGCAGCAGATTTAGAAATAAATCAATATATTGATTCAACATGGTTACCTGAAGGAGGTATAACTATGGCTACATTTCCAACACTAACATTACCAGCAAAAGCTGGTACAAAATATTATTATGATGAATTATTGAAAAATAGTAAATCTGATAATCCTGATAAAAATTTACAAAGTTTAATGCAAGGTCAAGGTGAACTTCATGAAGGTGATGGTTCAGGTCAAGGTGATATGCATGGTACTTGGAAAGAATTTGAAAACTTATCTGAAGCTGAAAAAAAACTTATACAAAATCAAACTGAACACATATTAAAAGAATCAGCAATTGTAACTAATAAATCAAGAGGTACTATACCTGGTGAATTAAAAGTAAAAATTGATGAATTGTTTGAAGTTAAAGAGGAAGTTTTTAATTGGAAAGCTTATTTAAGAAGACAAGTTGGTTCATCATCAGAAGTTTATACTAAAAAATCAAGACGAAAATTATCTAAACGTTTTGAAGATAATGCAGGTATAAAAATTAAAATGAAGCATCATATTCTAGTAGCAGTAGATACATCTGGTTCAGTAAGTAATGGAGAGTTAATGGAATTCTTTAGTGAAATACATCACATTTACAAAGCAGGTACTAAAGTTACTATTATAGAATGTGACACAAAGATAAATGATATTTACCCTTATAATGGTAAATTTAAAGGTTCAGTAAAAGGAAGAGGTGGTACAGATTTTACACCACCTATTGAATATTACAATGAACATAAATCAAAATTTACATCATTAGTATTTTTTACTGATGGTTACGCACCAATTGATTGTAAACCCATGAAAAAAATGTTATGGGTTATATCATCAAATGGTACAGAGGAAAAAGGATTTCCAGGATATATAATAAAAATACCAAAAACAAATGAATAGTTTAAATATTACAGAATTAAAAAGTATTGTTAGTTATATTATTGATAATAACAACGTCTTAGAACAAGAAGATAAAAAAAGAACTGCTATTGAAGTAGTAGGTGAATCAGGTATTGGTAAAACAAGTGCTGTGATTCAAATAGCTCAAGAAAGAGAAATGGATATTGTTAAGTTAAACTTAGCTCAAATTGAAGAGTTAGGTGATTTAATTGGATATCCATTAAAAGAATTTCATATTTGTGCACCTGATGGTAAATGTATATGGGTTTCTGATAATTTATTAGAACATTACTTTAAATTAGGATACACTATTATTGAAAATGCAGATGCAAGAATGTCATATGCACCACCTGCATGGTTACCTAAAACTATTAATCCTAATGGAGGTGTTTTAATATTAGATGACTGGAATAGAGCTGATCAAAGATTTATTCAAGCTGTAATGGAATTATTAGATAGAGGTCAATATATTTCTTGGGCACTTCCTCCTAATTGGACTATCTGTTTAACAGCAAATCCTGAAAATGGAGATTATAATGTATCTTCTATTGATAATGCTCAAAGAACTAGATTTATTAGTTTTGATTTAGAGTTTGATAGAGAGGTATGGGCTAGATGGGCTGAAACAGAAAACATTGATGGTAGATGTATTAATTTTGTGTTAATGTATCCCGAAGTGTTGAAAAAAGAAGGTTCAGTTCAAACAGTTAATGCTAGAAGTTTAGTTACATTTTTTAATACTATTTCTGGAATTAAAGATTTTAATAGTTCAGAAGGATTATATAAAATTATGTTAATTTCTAAAGGGTGCTTCTCATCAAAAGAAAACGTAGTGGGTAATTTATTTACAATGTTTATTAATAATAGACTTGATAAATTAATTCAACCTGATGAAATGTTATTTGGTGATTGGAAAACTATATCTAAAGAAATTAATGATTATGTTTATTCAGGTGAAAATAATACTTATAGAGCTGATATTGGTTCTACTATTACAACTAGATTTATTAATTTTGTAGAACACTATTTTGATGCAGATAAAAATGCTGAAACTAAAGTAGTAGTTGATAGAATTATTGATATTGTTGAAAATGACAAAATGTTATTAGCAGAAGATTTAATTTTTAGTATGATTAGAAATATAGTAGGTAAATATCCTACTAGAACTAATAAGTTATTAATGAATCCTAAAATTATGAAAAAAATTGTAGGATAATAAAAAAAGAAAATGATGATGAAGATGTGGAATAGTTTTGATACATTTAGTATCAATAAGAATTATAATGGAGGGCAAATTAATGGTGATAGTTTTTATGTATCAGAAAATAAATATGGTTATAAAAATGGAGCCATTTTAAATGATGATGCATTAAAAGATTTTAAAACCAATTATAATAATATATTTACAACTACATCTACAGTTAAATCTGACGATGTAGTTTACTTTTTTAAAGAGAGTTCTTATCCTCGTTTTAAATTTAGTAATAATTGTGAAAATAAAAAGACAATACAAGTAGATAAAGCTACTAAAATTGTAACACCTAAATTAGATATATTTAATGATACACGTTATTCTAAAAAATGTGATGTTATATTATGTACATTAACAAATAGAACGTTTGACCCAAGTAATGCTGTTTATTATACCGTTGACTTGGAAAAAGTTTATAAAACGGGCGATGATATGATGAATTGTATTAAATTATTACAAGAAAAGTTTTTTATACAAGGAAATAATTATTCTATTGTAAATATTGAATATCTTAATTCTTATATGACAGGTTGTAAAGATGTTCGTAAATTTATAAAAACTATTGAAGAAAATATTGATAAATGTATATCAGAAGAAAGTCTAGATACTTATTTAAGTACAGATTCTCCTGAATTAACAGAAGAAATGTATCATTCAATAGATACTATGTTGAAATCTAATGATAAAGGAACTGTAGAATTAGGTATTAAAATGCTAAATAATTTTGGTATTAATAAAAATTCTTTAAATTTAGGAATGTTAATTAGAAATAATGCTCAACAAATCACTAATAATAAAGCGAGAAATACCGTAGGATTTAAAAATATATTAGATACATTAAGTATAGGTCCTGTACATTATATTATAGGTTCTGATAGCTTAAATTATTTAAGAACGTTATATAATGCATCAACAGATGATGTTAATAAAGAACATATTGAAAAGATATATAAAAAAGAAATATATGTTGAAATTGAAAATTTCTTTAGAAATACAAATCAAACTGATAAATGTAATATACCTATTAAATTAGATTTAAATATATTATAATAAAAACCCCACACTACTTAATTGTAATGTGGGGTTATTTTTTTTAGACTTTTCTAGTTTTTATTAAGGTAGTTATAAGCTTTTTTAGCATCTTTAAATATTTTACTTCCTGGTATAAATTTAGACATATCTATTGTTTCTTTAGCTAAACCTTCTAATCTATCTTCTTCAAGTGGATCTACAAGGTTTATAATTGCTGAAACAATGTCACTAGTTTCTTCTAAGAAATTTAATGTACTAATTGGATTTTTAAGTACTCTCCAAGCTTCATTAATATCAAAATATTGAGCAGCTTCAGATTGAGTTCTTCTAAATATAGCAGCAGCGTACCATAACATATCATCATCATCTCCTGCAGAAGCTGCAAATAAAGATGCTAATGTAGCCATTGTCATAATTATTGCTAATTCAGACATTGTTTTTTTAATATTACCTTGTTCCCAAGCATCCATTTCATTCCAATTTTTACGTATTAAATCAAATTGAAGTTTTTTAATATTAGGTAAAACATGATTTTTCATCCATCTAACTGTAGTAACATAATTACCTTCGTCAGGTCTTTGTAAATCATAATTCCATTGTAAATTTACATCTTCATCATTTTTAATATTAGTAGATAAACCTCTCCATCTACTTAATGTAGGTGATATAATATGTTTCTTAAAGTGAAATAATGATTTACCATAAAAATATCTTTGTAGTTCAGCTTGATAATCACTATTATATGTACCTTGAGATTTTTGTAATGATGATTGAATATAAGATCTTACACTTGCTTTACCACCTTTATCATATTCAGTAATAGTATTTAAAGTAGTATAAAAAGGTTTTTTAATAGTTACACTCAAATTACCATCTTCTATAGTTGCTATATCTAGTAAACTTGCTGATAATTCTTTTGTAGCTACTATATTACCTTCTTTATCTAAATAATTACCATCTTTATCAAGTATTTTAACAGAATCTAATATAGTCATTGAATGAACAGCTTGTACATAATGTTCAGCACTTTCTTGAAAGAAGAATAGTGGTTTAGTTCCTGCAAATGCTAATGTTTTATTTTTTTCAAAATTATTTTGAAGCATTTGATGAGTGATTATACCACCATAAGATATTAATAATTGATTACCTAATGATTTGTAAACATTTCTACCCATATCATCCATAAAACCACCTATATTCTTACTAAAGAATAATTCAGCTTTTTTAACATTAGCTAATCTTAAGTTAGGATCTCTTAATACTTCTAAGAAACTTTGAGATTTACCTGTAATTAAATTGGCAGGAGCACCTATAGTATTTAATGCCATTGATGCTTGTGATACAATACTTCTTAAAAAGCCTTCTACTTTATTAACATCTTGACCAAAGATTTGACCAGCATACTCTGTAGTTTTATCATATAGTCTATTATTCAACATTGTATCTAACATTTTAATTAAATATGCATCTTCTTTTGAATATTCAACAGGAGCATCAGTTTTACTAAACACACTTGTTATAACTCTACTACCAATACCTTTTACTTTTATAAATTTATTTTCTTGAATAACTTCTTTAAACATTAATAAATCTGTAGCAACAGTATTCTTAACTTTAAATTTTACAGCATTTTGATATTCTAAAGCATATAAAGTAGCTAAATCTATAGATTGATGTTTTTGATCTATCTTATTTCTAAAGTGAATTGGGACATATTTAACTTCTTTACCTGATAAATCAGTATACATTTTATAAATGTTATTATTATCAGTTAAATCTCCTAAATCAGTCTGGTCACTTTGTTGAGTAAAAGTTTCTTTATAGAACTCTTTAGCTGTCTGAACTAAATTACCTAACTTTAATGTACTAAGGGTATCCTTTCTTACTTTAGGTAATTCATAAAAGTCTGCATATAATATAGTTTTTTTTAGACTTTTCGTTCTAATTTGATATTGTTTATCACTTTCTTTAGCTAAATTTTGTATATATTTTAAATAATTACGTTCTTGCTCAGTAAGTTTATATAAATCAGTTTTCCACTTATCAATTGGTACTCTAACTGGATTTAAAGCATCTTGTATATTTAATATTTTAGTATTCTTATTTCTAAATTCAGTATATGCTGTTAAAGAATCTCTATATTCTATAGAGTTAACACCATGTTCTTCTTCAGCTTTACTACGAGCATTTTTTAGTGATTTAGCAATATTATAATATTCAATTTTATATTCACCTTTTAAGAAACCTACACCATCTTCAGAAAACTCAACTAAGTTTTTATAAACATTATCAGAAGATATTGTTCTTTTACCTTTTAAGAAGTCATTTGTTTCTGATTGTAGACCTAATAATTTAGGTTGTATAATATTCTCGTAAGTATCTTTAATACTGTCTAATATTGAAGAAAACATCTGTATAATAGGATGTGAGAAATCTTTTTCAGAGTTCATTAAATAACTAAGTTGAGATATATCTAGAATTGGATTATTTAACATTTCTTTAAAATCTTCTTTAGTTTCTTCTGTTATTTTATCTCTATTTTCAGACATCTTTTTATTAACATAAGATTCTATTTCATTTTTAGGAATATTTTTCTTATTAGCTTCAATTCTAAATTCCTGTTTATATCTTAATTCAGTTTCTTTATAACCTTTTAAGAACTTTGAGTTATTTTCTTCCAAATACTTTTTAGTAGCATCTAATATTTCACCTTTAGCTTTAGACGCTAATGCACCTAAATTTCTAGTTGTTTTTAATGTTTCATTATATTCTTCTTCAGTAATGGAACCATTAGCTTTTAATTCATTTAAAGCTTTCTTAATAGAATCTTGAATGCTAATGAAAGCATCTACATAAGCTTTACTTGTATTAAATATTTTAGAATCAAAGTCTTTTGGGTTTTCAAGCCTCGCATTAACAGAATACAACTGATTTTGCATAAATGTATTAAAAATATCTATAGATTTAAATCTATGTTCATCAGATATATCTCCTAACTCTTTTTCAGAAGATTTAATTAATTTAACAACTTCTTTTACACTTCCTTTAAATTTAGAATTTTTATCTAATCTTTCAGATTGTATTTCTAATACTTCTAATACATTAGTTATTTTATCATTTAATTTTTCTAAATGCTTAATATCAGTTTTTTTCTTACCAATAGAATATTTAGATTCTAAAACTTCAGAACCTTTAAATATTTCATCAGAATAATCAACTAATTGTAATAAGTCATTCATTAACTTATCATATTGTTTATTTGGTAAATTAAAAAATTCTTTAAAATAATTAATTAATTTATCCCAGAAACCTTGTTTAGCATTTAAAAATTTATTAACTTCTTTATTAAAATCTTTATTACTCATCATACCTGCTACAAACTCTTCAAAAGAAGACATTTCATGAATAAAACTATTTGTAATAAAACCTTGTGTAGATTGATAAAATTCTTTTAAACTTTCAACTAATTTACGTTCAGCTTCATTTTTAGGTTGATTAATAATTCTAAGAGTTCTTTCATGATAAACTTCATGTATAAAGTTTCTTAAACCTTGCTCAATAGAATTAACGTCTCCTAAATTTTCTAAAGCTACTTCAATAGTATTTGTAGTACTATTAAATTGCATGTAAGTATCTTTATTCTTTAAATCATTAGCTTTAACTATTTTAACTTTAGCTTTAGTAGTAATCATTAAAGAGTTAATTAAATCAGTCATATATTTATCTGCTGTAAATACATCTGAATTTAAAATATTTAATAATACTTCGGAAGCATTGTCATTAGATACATTACCTTGAAATAAAGCATACTCAATTTCTTTAGAAAAATCTTCTTTACTTTCTTCACCTTCATTATATTCATCTTCAGATTGTTTACCAAAAACTTCATTAACTTTATCACTAACTAAATCATTAAAATCTTTTTTAGACTCGTATACACCATTGTTATATACAATACCTTTAAGTTTATCAATCTTTCTAAATAAAGCTTTATTAGGGTATGCTTTATCATTTTCTTCTAGAAATAATAATCCTTTTGTACCAAATCTTTCAGATGCATCTTTAGACCAAGCTTTATTTTTCTTTCTAAACTTATTAGTATCTAATATATTTAAATATTTATCTATAATTCCTTTAGTCCTCATGGAAGACTTTGTAGCGGCTTCCGAGGTCTTAAATTTTTTTTTGTCATCACAATTCATAATTCATATTTTAATTAAAATGGTACACAAGTATCATCATTATCTTCTTCTTTCCAAGAATCATCTTGTTCTCCAAATAAATCCATTTGATTTTCAATCTTAGGTTGAGATTTAGATTTTTTAACTACGTCTTCTTTAGGAGTTAAATTTTTAATTTGTAATTTTAAATCTTTAATTCTTTCAGACTGTGTTATATCTGCTATATAATTTGTTTTACCTTTTGATAATATCTCAATTATAATATCTCTAATGCCACTTTCAGTGATTGGAGTTTCACTATAATAATCTTGCCATAAATCTTCAGCAGCTTTTTCAACACTTACACCATCTTTACTAACTAGAGAAGATGATATGTCTTTACCAGCACCTACTTTTAAACCAGTTTCTTTCATTGCTGATTTACTATTAATTTTAGGCATTTGATTAACTATGGCATACTCAGGATATGTTTCAATTACTTCATTCATTTGTTCTAAACCTTGAAGCTCTTGTTGAAGATTAGCTAATTCATTATTTTCATCTTCAACTGTTTCTTCAAAAGTAGGAGTTTCTTTTGAGAAATCCAAATTATTATCAAAGTTTTTTCCAAAAGATACAGGTGGTAAATATAATTTATTCTCTAAAATTTCATTAGGTTTAATAAACTCTTGAAACTGAATATCAACTTCAGCTTGTTCAGCTTTGGTTAAATTATTCTTCTTAATATTAGAACGAGTAACTTTATTAAATAAATCAAACTCTTGTAATTGTCCTTTATCAGATTTATAACCTAATTTAAAAGTTTTAAAATAAACTGGTTCATATTCAATTTTACCATCAACATTTATTGGCATATATGATTCTAATTTATATAAAGAACTTTCATTAGTTAAAAATGGTGGAAATAGTTTCATTTTATTATCACCTATCATACCTTCATTAGAATACCTTTCAGAATAATAATTTACTTTAAATCCTATTGTACCTTCATCTTTCAGCGAATAAACTTCAGAAAAGTTTTTAGCAGATATAGCAGGTACTATTTTAGTATTATTCCAATTATGTCTATAAATATTTTCTTTAATTATTTCAGGATTTATATTACCTTCATTAATTTCATTAGAAACTTTTGTAATATAATTGTTAAAATTATTTTTAACTAATACTTCATGAGGAATATATTGATAAATTTGATTAGCATTATATCTAAATCCTGATTGTAAAAACGCATACTTAACTAAATCACTAGATAAATCAGGATAAACCCTATCTAATTCTTTCCAACCATTTATAATTTGATCAGTGAAATCATTTGGTTTTCTTTTGATACCATCAATACCTATAAATGAAAAACCTTCATCTTCTGTGATTTCAATGTTTTTTAAAAATACATTATCAGGTAGTTCTTGTTTAGCACCAATTATCATATCAGTTAAAGTAGTTTTAACAAACTCATTAGATTTAGTAAATAAATATAAGAAATCTTTTGATATTTTGTTATCACCAACTTGTACTTGTTCAGAGTCTAATTTAAATAAATCTGAACCTGATATAATTAAACTATAAAAACTTTGTTCTAATAATTTACCTGTATCAACATTATCTAAATATTTTTTATTTTTATGAATCTCTGAAACCATATCATTCATTATACCTCTAAAGTAATCAGAAGCTGTTAAAAATATTCTAGGGTTAGCATTTACTAATTTAGTAAAGAACTGTTCAGTATTTTTATGATAATGTCCTAAAGAAGTATAACCTTCTGTTAATAAATCTGGATTAAAAAATTTCTTATCAAAGTTATTAATTAAACCTTTATTAACTACTTCAGATATTCTATTACTTCCAACTATATATTCTGATAAATTTTTACCCATACCTGATTCACCATATTTAGATGATGATACAGATTTAGTAAAATCTTTAGTTATAGGTTTTAAGTTATCATATTCAACTAATGCTAAATATTGATCTAATAAGAATTGAGCTTCATTATTTACACCTAATACATTAGCTTTTAATTCAGCTTCAGTTCTTTCATTAATTCTATTTGATGTCATTACACCATTTAAATTAATATCTCTAACTATAGACTTAGAAGTTATTTCTTTAATAAAAATAGATCTTTCTTCATCACTTAAATCAAGAAGTTTTATTAATCTATCTAAATATTCTCCCTTTAAATCTTTAATTATTGTAGCACTTGTACCTTCAGACATACTTGCAACTATACTTTCTTTTTCTGAAGTTAAATTTACCATTTTAACTAATGCAGGTTGTGCTAAAAATGCTGATACTTTAAAAGGACTAACACCTGCTCTTATTAACATAGCACCTGTATTAGTTGTTTGAGTATTCCAGTTACCACGAGTAATATATGGATCTTTTGCAATATCAACAAAACCATTCAATAGTGCAGTTAATGTATCTGCAATTTTAAATTTACCTGTTTCATCAAATACACCTTTTTCAGTTTTTTTATCAAATACAGTAACCTTTTTAGTTTTTACTTTACCATCTTTATCTTTATATTCAACAGTATTAAAATTACCCCAACCTAAATAAAAGTTAAGTTCTTCTTGTGCAAATTGATTAGATATACTATCTACTAATTGATTAGCAATTTGACCAATACCAAATTTACCTGCTATAAATTCATATTTCATATCAATTTGATATAAAGAAGAAACAGCTTGATAATCCTTCATCTTATTAGATACAGGAAATAACTCTTTAGTAATGTAGTCTTTTATATGAGCATGGTCAATAGGTGTAATTAAGTTATCATAATTATCAGGATGTGTTAATATACCATGATACATTTCAAATAACCTATTATTTAATGCACCATTTGTTTGAGATTGTAAATCTTTAGTATTATCAAACTCTTCATAAATTACTTTAAATATTTCAGAACCTATTTCTTTTTTAAGTTTCTTTACTTTAGGGTCTTCTGAATTTTTTATATAATCAACTAATTCATTAGTACTATCTTTTAACAATTGATTAACTATTTCTTTAACTTCATCATAACTTTCAATGTTATTTAACATTTCTTTAAAAGAAGCTACATCAAATTCAACATCATTTTGTTCTAATTCATTAATGAAATTTTTAATATTACTAATTGTTTGAGGTAAGTTAGAACCTTTTAAATAATCATTTATATAATTTCTAATATTATTATTATATGTATATAATGGTTTCATTGCTGGTAACATTATAAACATTTTATCAATATCAAAATCTGAACCAGTTTTAGTTGTAATACCTGTATATGGTACAATTGTATCAATATATGTATCAGGTAAAATACCTACAATTTGTAATGCATCATTTGATGACATCGCTTGGTTAGGTATTCTATAACCAATCATTTGTAAGATTTCTTGAGGAAACATTCCACCTTTACCATCTTTACCAAATAACTTCTCTAAAGAATAATCTCTCCAATTAGGTATATATTGACCTAATATATTACCTGATATAAATACTTGTCCTGGTATAACTAATGGTTTACCATTTGCTTGTAATATCTTTCTAGGTTCAGCTAATTGTTGTTTATCTATTAACCATTTAATACCTGTATCTTCTGTTAAGTTTTGATCTAAACCAAAATTAGACATTTGAATTAATGAACCACCATTTGTTTTTAATTTAACAGTAGCTTTATTAATCATACTCATAATTGTAGATAAAATCTTATCTTTAGCTTGAGGTACAACCATTGGTGTTAATTCTTTCTCAACAGCTTTAACTATATTTTCATTAATTTTTTCTTCACGTAATTGATTTGCAATTTCTTTTGAGAATGCTGACCAATTATTAATTACATTATCAGAACCTATGCTAAATTTCTCAACAATTTTAGCTAACCCTCTAGAAGACATTTCACCTACTACATTATGTATTGAGTTATAAACTTCTTCTGATGTATATGTTTTACCATTGAATGTATAAGTACTATTAAATTTAAAATTATCAAATATATTCTTTTGAACTTGTGACCCTAAAAGAGTTTGTTTAAAACCTTTATTAGGTAAATCTTGTTGTAATTTCCAAAATCTATTATCTAATTGAATTGAATTTAAACTAAATGACTCATTATTAAGTATTTGTTGTGAAACATCTACTTCAGATAATTTAGCACCTACTTTAACACCTGAATTCATTATAGCTTCACTAATGTTTTGTTTTTCCATTTGTTTAAGTAACCCTTCTAAAGGAGAACCTTTTACTAAAGATGGTAACAATACTGTTTGTGAGTATTTTAAATACGTAGGGTTATTATCTATATTAGAATAAAAAACACCTTTCAGTGCTTTAGTAGATAATTTTTTAAGTTCTTTACTTGTGAATTCTACATTTTCACCTCTTTGAGATGCTAATATTTTTTCATATATACTTTGTTCAGTTTTACCAAATTGACCTAATCTTTCCAATAAAAACTTCCATCTTGTAGGGGTAATATATGCTTGTGCATCGGCTTGATTAATTTTATTACCACTATAAAACTTTCTACCAACTTCACCCATTTGATCTAAATAAGGAGAAGCTGTTTCAACATCTTGTAATACAGCTATATTCATTATATGGTCATGAGGTGTTATACCTAATCTTAAACCTTTACCATCAATATATGTTTTAGGTACACGTTTAAAATAATCAACTGTATTTTTATGGTTATTAATTGCACCATTATATAATTTAGAAAATTCTATTTGAGCAATAAGAGTATTGACTGTATAATCACTTACAATGTTTCTAAATAAAGTATTAACTTCTGTAGATTTTAAAAAATCATTAGTTAAACCTGATTCTTTTTGATATAATTTATATAACTCTTTATCAAAAGTATACATTGAACCATCTTCATTAAATAACCTAGCTTCTTTAACTTTTTTACTATGTTCGTCAGTAACTTTATTTAATAAAGTATTTATTAAAGTATTAGCTTTATCAGATTGAGTTTTAGTAAATTGAGTAGATATTAAATTAGGAGTAAAATCAGAATTATAAAATAACCCAAATAATTCTTTATCTTTAGATTTAATTAAATTTTCAGGAGATAAAGAAGGTGTAATGTTGTTTTTGAACACACCACCTGCATATATAAATTTAAAACCTTTATTTCTATTTTCTTCAGCATATGCTCTAGTTTCATTAATATTATTTCTAATACTATTTTTATGAGAATGTTCTTTTGTTTTAAATATTGAATTACCTGAAGTATCTAATATATCAAATGTATAACCATCAGGTGTAACATGTTTATATTGTATCATTTTAGATACATTAACATTACCTTCGTTGTCCATATTATTAATTATATGATTCATTGCTTCATTAGCAGTATTTAAATCATCTAAAAAATAATTAGTAAATATTTTTAATACATCATCATTAAAAAATAATACTCCATCATTTTCAATAATGTTTGACTCAACAAATAATGGTACTTCTAACTTTAAACCTGTAGATTTATCTGCAGGAACAGCAGTATTTAGAATTGTATTACCTGTCTTTTTACCTAAAAGAACCTCATAAAAGTCTCTATTAATAGCATCACGTTTTGAAGTTGTAGAGTTATCAACAGCCTCATTAGCTTTAGCTTCATCAAAGAAACTATTATTTCTATGTATTTTAATAACTTCTTTATTAATACCTTTATCTCTATTATCTTTAATTAAATTAAGATATACAGAATTTGCAGTAAAAGGTAAAGATAATAATCTATCTACATAAGCTGGATCATTGTTCAATAAGTTATTAGCATCATTTAAATGAGAACTTAATGAATATACCCACATTGATTTATTACCTGAAAAAAACATGTTTTCAGACAAGTCTGTATCAAAAAAAGCTTGAACATCAACTATTTCTTCAAATATTTTTTGTGAAGTCAATTGATTTCTTTCACCTTTAAAAGGATTTAAAAATTTATTACCTTCAAACAATAAAGCTGTACCCCAATTAGTAGTCTTTTCAACATCAGTTACATCTGCAACCATTGCTTTATTAAAGAAGTTAAAACCATCATAAAATGTTTTAAGCTTATCTAATAATAATTTAGGACTTATTTCTGTAGCTTCAGAGTTATTTAATACATAATAATAAAAATCTTGCTCAGTCATATTGAAACCTAATGAAGTTATTAAGTCTTTAAATTCAAAAAATAAATCTCTAGTTAATTCATTAACTGCATTATTAGTTTCAATATTAGACGGATCTAAATTTTGTTTTTTACTTAAACTAAGTAATTTAAAATATGAACCTTTATCTTCTTTTGAATTTTTAAAAATATTCATATAAGGTTTTAACACCTTTTTATTATATGATTTAAAATCAAAAACTCTTTTTTGAGTTTCAGTATTAAAAGTTGTATATTCTTTTTTAAAGTTTAAACCTGCTTCAGTTAATAGTTTAGATTTCTTAGAAGAAGATTCAGCAGCATTAACTAATTTATAACTATTAGTATCTTTATTATAAGATACTGTGTCTTGTATATATTTACTATTATTAAAGAAAGCTTGTACAAATTGTGTTTGTAAATTACTATTAGAAGTATCTAATGCTTTAATTAATGAATTAATATAAGGTTTATCTTTAGCTAATTCAACTAATTTTTCTTTAATTACTGTATAAGGATCACTTGGGTTATTATTTTCATCTACTGATTTAACAATATTTACTAATTGAGCTTGTATATCATTCCACACTTTACTGAAAGGTAATAACTTATAACCTATAAAGAAGTCTGAATCAACATTAGTATCTTCTAATAAAGACATCATTAATTTAATAGAAGATGTAGCATTATCTTTTGAATTCTTTTCAATAGAACCTTTACCTAAAATAGCACCAGTATCTTCTAATCCTTCTTGGTAAGAAGCATCATCATTATCTGCTATTTCATTATAAGATAAGTTTATATTCTTTAAAAAGTCTTGAACTTCTAAAGTAAAATCATCTTTAAATTTTAATAATATTTCAAAATGCTCTGCAGCTTCAGGAGCTTCTTTAATTTGTTCATTAAAAAAGTTTTCAACTTCTTTAGTTAAATTAAAACTAACATCAGATAAATCTGTAATATCATCTTCTGTATTTTTATATTTATCAAAAATATATTTAACAATCATTGATGAAGCTTCTTTCTTTAATTCATTAATTCTTACATACATTTCAGGATATAATTCTAATCCTTCAAAACGTTGATTGTTAATAAAGTATTTTTCATTATTTATATCATATACATAAAAATTTTCCCCATCCTTATAAAGTTTAGGTGCACCTTCTGAATCAAAACGTACGTCATCATTATATATTTGACTTGTCCAATCTCCAACAATATCTTGAAATACATCTGAGAAAAATAGAGACACTTTAGAATCTAAAAAGTCAGATGACTCCTGAGAATCATCTAACTTATAATATTCTTTTAGTTTTTGTGCGAAAAATAATTCATTCCCTGTATGTGGGTTTGTATATTTACATGCCATAATTTAACATTTTTTATTTGGATTATTTTGTAAACCACCTGGTTTAGGTTTGTTATTTGCTAAATTGAATTTTAAACCTGGTTTTTTAGTAGGTTGTAAAGATAATGGATTATTTTGAGAATTCAAAGCATTATCTTGTTTATTTTCTAATACTTTTTTATTATTATTTTTCTTTTCAGTACCCATATCTTTAGTACTTAAATAAACATTAATATCACCTTTAAAAGGTACTTTAGTATCTATATTAACACTTAATACTTTTTCATTAACTAAGTATTCTTTATAAGCTTTCTTATTAATATTTTTATTTTCACCTGCTAAAAACTTTAATTTAACATTTTGACGTTTCTGTTGTGTTAAAAAATCAATTAATGATTGTTTATATTCAGGAACTTCTTTAGCAAAGTTAACATAAGCATCTTCACCAAATGATATACTAGCACCTCTAAATTGAGTTGTATAAGGTTTAGTTGAACCATCTAATGCTAAGTTATCATGAATTAATAAAGTCATTAAATCACCTATCATTATGTTGTTTTTATTATTAAATAATGCTAATTCTTTAGCTAAAGATTTTTCAATTTCAGCTTTTAAAGAAGGATCGTGTTTATATAATATTTCTAATGTAGCTGATTTTTGATTAATTTTAAAATCATTATTTTGATTATAATCAAATATTGACTTATATACTTTATAAATTAATTCAGCTTGTTCAACATTAAGTTTTCTAATATTAAGCTTTATAGGTGCTACAGAATTATTATATGAAGTTAGTTGAGTATAAACATAACCTTTTTGTTTGTCAGTAAGGGTGGAATTAAACTCATCTGATAATTCATTGTTTTCATTAACAACTGTTCCAGCTTCATCCATTACAAAGAATAATGGTATTTTACTTACATCTCCATTGAACTGTTCAAATTCTGATATGTTACTTTCTAATAGTTTAATAACTTCATTACCATCTTTATCAAGTTCTTTAGTTGTAGGTGCATAATTAATTTGACCACCTTTTTGATATTGTATAAAACTGTATACACCATCATATGAACCATTTTTAATTATTTCTTCAATTAAGTTTTCTCTTGATATATATTCAGGATGATTTTCATCTACATCAATTAATGTAGGTATGAAAGAATAAGTAAATTCATTTACATTAAATTGTAATGGTAAGTTTCTAACTAAAAAATCTTTATTAGTAAAGTTACCATTATTAAACATATCTAAAGCTTGTTTAGATTTAGCACTAACATTTTGTGGAATACTAAAAGTTATTTTAGTTTTAGATTTATTTTTAAAACTTATTAACCAATTATAGAATGCTTCAGGAACATATGATGGTCTATTACCATCTCTATAAACACCTAATGTTCTAATAGAAGGTTTACTTTCACTTCTACCTAATTTATCATCTTTATCACTTACAACATTGTTTGCTTCATCTTGATTAGAAATAACTTCTTCAGTAGATTCAAACTCAACAGTTGTATTAATATTTGTGTCAGGTTTTTTAACTTTTAATATATTATCCTCAACATATTTAATCATTGCATCTAAAGAATCAAAAGTCTTATTTAAAGAATTATCAGAAGTTGTTATAAAAAACTCTCCAAAAAATTCTGCAAAATCATATATTATATCATTTAATATAAAATTTTCTAAATTTCTAACAGCTTCCATTTTTTCATTAACTTCTTCAACAGCTTCTTGAACTATTTTAGCATTTTGACTAGATATAACAGATTCTTGTTTAGTAACTATTTCAGCTTTTTTATCTTCAGCTCTTTTCTTAATAACTTCTGCAGTTTCAGCATCTATCATATCAATAGCTTTAGCAGTTTTTTCAGCTTCAGCTATTTCATGTTTATCTTTAAGATCTGAAAATAAATCTTGTATATATCTTATTTGACCTTGGTATCTATCTAATTTATCATTTAAATCAGCTAATCTTTTCTCTTCAACAGCTCTTACTTCTTCAACAAGTTCTATATTATCTAAATTATCATTAATGTCTTTTTCAAAAGATTCAAGTTGTTCTTTAAGTAAAGGATAAAATTCTAATTTAATTTTATCTAAACTATCTGTTGAGTTAATTAATTCTATTAATTCATCAGGTGATAGTTTTTTAAATTCAGTTTCTTTTGAAAATTTTTCTAAAGAGTTTATTGATTTAGTTACAAGTTTTACATATTCATTAATGTAATGAAATGACTTTTTAATAGAATCTGTTAATAGTTTTATTAACCTTCTGATAGTTGACATTTTCATTTCAATCTTCATAACTTTGTAATCCAATTCTTGAATACTAAGTGTTTTAAAATTTTTATCTTTTATTAAACTTTTATAGTAAGCTGATTGTTTCTTTAAGTCTGCTTGAATTTGTTCTAATTGTTCAACTTGTCTTTTAAGTTCTTTAATTCTATTAGTAATATCTTGTAGAATTTTAAATTCTTCTTTAATATTACTTTTTATAAAATCAATTTTTAATTGACCATTTTTAGGTTCATTCTGAGATTCATTTTCTGAAATAGTATTATTAATTCTAGAATTAGTAGCTTCTAATAATTTATTTAAGTAATCTAATGTATCATTTATTACTTGTATATCATTACCAACTTTAGTTCCTTCATTTTCAACACTAGTTATTTTATTTTTAATAACATCTTCATTACGAGAACGAATTATAGCATTTTCAGCATCAATTTTATTTTGTTTAATTTGCTCTTCAGATAAACCTTCTTCTGGGATTATACCTTCTTTTTTACCTTTTAAAGCAACGTCTACATCTTCTACAGTTTCTGCTTTTTCAACATTATTAATTACTTCTTCAACCTTTTCAACATTTTCTTCAGATTCTTTTTCACGTTTTTTGTTAACATCATCTATATATTGATCAAAAGCTTTTTGTTGTGCAACTTTATCCCAAACTAAATCTTTTTCAGATACTGTATTTTCTAATTGTGAAGTTAAAGTTTTTTGTTGTTTTAATAATTTTTGATATCTAATATCATTATTTATTTTAGCATAAGATTTATCTATCTTATCTAAATCACCATCTTCAGGTAATGCTACTTTATTTTTAAATTTTTCAATTTGTTCATTAACTTTATTCAATCTATCTGATAATTCTAATTCTTGTATAGTTTTAAAATTATAAGTTTGTTTAAGTAAGTCATGAAATGCAGCTATATCAGGTTTTAATGCAGTTTCATTTTTTAAATTTAAAATATCTTTACCAAAATCTAAGAATTCATTATTAGCATCTTGTACTAATTCTGCTTTTTTAATTATAGTATCTTTTTGTTCTTGAGAAATTTCTTTATTTTCATTTAAAAATTCTTTCAACATATCAACACCTAATTCATTATTAGATATAAAAGGCATTATTAAGTTATTTTCAGCTTGTAACTGTAATGCAGCTAAAGCATCTTTATCATTCATAGATTGAGCTAAATCAAATATTTTACTAAATGTTTCAGCATTATATGATTTAGAAATAACAGCATCTCTTTTTACAGGATCTATTATTTTTTTACCATCCATACCTATTTCAAACTCAAAGTCTCCTGTTTCTGGATTAATTTCTTCAGATCTTTTATATATGTCTGGATCAATTGTTGTAGCTAAATAAATATCATTAACATGTCTTCCTACTTCTAATAATCTATTAGTTTCTACTACATTCTTAGTATCTTGACGATAACCTTGAAAAGCTTGCATACCACCACCTAAAAGACCTCCTAAAGCAATAGCTTTCTGTCCTTCAGTAGTAGTTAACATATTTAAATATTCAGTTTGAAATTCACCAACATTAATGTTATCTAAGTAATTACTTGTAAGATTGCCTTTAGATGCGTTATCTTTAAAATAATTTTCAGTAGTCATCTGTAAACCTTCTTCAAAGAAACCTTCTCTACCTAAAGCTTTACCAAACTCTTTACCTACATTACCAACACGTTGTAAACCTGATAAGTTTACTTCATCAACTATACCACCTGTTTTATTTCTAACGTTCATTAATTTAGAAGCTTTAGCACCACCATATAATAATTTAGTATTGATAGCATTAGGTCCAGCTAATATAGCAACGTTTGTTAAAAAGATATCTCTACCTAAAATTCCTTTTTGTTGTATTAGATCATCAAAAGCAGCTTGATCTATTTGTCCTGTATTTAATTTATTCGTTAAATCTTTTTCAAATGTATCCATTGCATTACCTGCTTCAGCACCTGCTTCAAAGATAGTATTAGCAGCTGTAATAGCTACTTCATCTATTAATTGAGGTGTAATACCTAAAGCTTTTTGACCCTTAGATAATTTAGTTGACATTGATGCAAATTTAGTAATATTACTTCCTATATTAAAAGATTTAATAAGTGCACCTGGTACAAACATAGATGCTATAAATCCTATACCATCAGCTCCTTCAGTTGCCCAAAAATCTATTGAACTTAAATTGTCCCATAAGTTACCTTCTTGCACAGCTTTCTTAACATATACTGGCATAAATTCATCATTAATATGTTCGTTTAATTCAGCAACTGATTTAATCCAACTATTATTAACAAAAGTATCCCAACCTTCACCTTCTTTAGCAAATGGAGCAGCTACTGCACCACCAATTATACCAGGCATTTTAGCAACTTCCATACCAGCTTTAAGTAAAGCTCTACCAAAAAGTGCAGGTGCTTTATAACCCCAACCTTGACGTTGTGCTTTAAGCTCATTTACTCCACCATTCATTACATTAGTTTGCTCATTTTCATTACCATTAAGAAACATAGAGTCATCATAACTGACAACTCTATTTTTAGCTTCTCCTGTAAAATCATGTGCTCCTCTACGAGATCTACCTGCATTTGCAATTAAGTATCCAAATGTAGATTCTTCTTTAGGTTCTTCTTTAGGTTCTTCATCAGTATTTAATCTTTTTTTATTAATACTTTTGAATACATTTTGTCTTTGATTTAACATATATATATTTTTTTATTCAAAACTTCTTAAAGCATTTTCTTTAGATGAAAAGCCAATAGGATCATTTTTAATTTTTTCAAAATGCTTTATTAACAATTTATCTCTAGTTTTAGCATCAAATTCATCAAAATTTTTATCTGTAATTTTATACTCATTCTTTAATATGAATGAATCATATATATCATCTAATAATCCAGGAGGAATTTTATTCACATCATCTAAACCATTTGGTAATAAATCTTTCCATGTTAATTTATGATTACTACCTTCAATGATTTTTTCTTTATTTTTACTTGCTACAAAGTATTGGTATTTATTAGTAGCAGTATCATAATGTAAACTTACACCATCATATTTTTTAAAATAAGGTACTGAGTTTTTAATTTTCTCACTATGTCTATAATCATCTGAATTAACAGATGGTCTAATTTCTTTAAATCTACTTATAGCTCTCATATCATTAGCCGCTTCTTTACCTTGATAACCACCATTTTCTTCAAGAAGTTTTAAATATAGATTACCTATTGCACTAACTTTACCTTCTTGTAAATCTGTAAGAGCAACTCTCATTGTAACCATTCCTTCACCACCTGGTATATCATCAAACCATTTATTATCTAAACCTTCTTTAGGTATAAATGTAAATTCAATCATAGGTTCACTATTTTCATTTTGAATTATATGTCTACTTATTTCAGCACTATCTAAATTATTCATTAAAGATGCCATTATATGTTGAGAAGCGTCACTATCATTACGAGTATTATACTTTTTAAAATTTATAAATACACTATCCATTATATAATCATTACCTTGTGTCATTGCTTGATTTAATAAACCTGCTAATTGTTTAGTATGTTGTTTTAAATGACCTTGCGTGTCATTAGTTTTATCTACAACATATGATTGATAAGGCATTCTATAATTTTCAGTCGCACTTGTTCTTATTTTTTCAATAGATTGTGAATGATATAAAATACTCTCTCTATTTTCTGAAAAGTATTTAAGCTGTGCAGCAGAAGCCTTACCAAAAGGTACTCCAGTAAGTGCACTAACTTCTAAAATATCATATTTATTAAGATTAAGAAAATCATCTGTAGGAGCACCTGCTTTTGATTTTAATGCATCTTTATGTTTAGCAAATGTTTTATTTAAAGTATTATATTCATTGTTTAATAAATTACGATCTTTATCATAAGTTAGATAATCATCTATTTCAGCTAATTGTAATTCTAAAGTCATAGCTTTAGATATATTCTTACCATAATTAGGATCAGAAGGCTCTGTACTATATAAATCATTAACTAATTTTTTATTTTCTGAATAACTTCTAGTATTTAATTCTAACACTGACTCTTCTAATTCATCTTTATATAATTTTAAACCTGATTTTTCTTCGTTACCTTTACCACCTGTGTTTGGTGATGAAAAATTATTAATTTGCTTGGTATTTCTAGCTTCTATTTGATCGGTTCTATAAACACCAAACATAGCATCATATTGTGCCATAACTTCATCAGGTTTCATCCCTTCATACGAAAATGATTTATTTAAATTAGAATTAGGATTATAAACATCATTATTTAAAAAGTTTATTACTGATTGAATTTGATATCTATTACTTGCTAAACCTCTTGTTTCATTTACAGTTTCAACCCATGAACCAAGTGCTGGATCAAATTTAAGGTTTGATGTTATAGTTTCATACAGTTCTTTATCTATATTAGCTTGTTTAAACCATTCTTTACCATGTTCTTGTACATTAATATAATTAGGTGGTAATTCATCTACTTTAAAATCTATAATTTTACCATTTTCATCAAATTTAGCTTGTTGAGCATAATTATTTTCAAATTTAGTTAAATGTGATTTAACAGTTTCAGGAGAATAACCTAATGCTGTAGCATTTTTTAAGTATTCAGCAGTACCTGTGTCCTTAGCTATTTTATTTTGATTAATTTGACCTGCTAAACCCATTGGTGATATTAAGTCTTTATACTCTTTTTGTAAAGCCATAAATTTAGATTTATTACCCCCTACATCACCTGTTCTAGCTAATTCATTAGAAAGAGTAGCTAACTTATTATCCATAGTTTGTTGAAGTTCATAAGCATCCTTATAAAATTTATTATCAGGATTAAGTTGTAATAAACTACTTGCGTCTAAACTACTTTGTAGTAGGTCATCTTTTTGTTTTTGCTTATATAAAGGTACAGCCATTATTTCATCAAGAGATAATGGATTAAATTCTGAACCTGAAAGTTGTGTATATCTATTTGCCATATTATTTTCTTTTTCGTGTAACGTACATTTTATTAATATGATTTACAACATCTTTTGATAAGTAACCACCTTTAGCTTTATTATTTTCAACAGTATTTTTTTCTAATGCATCAGCTTCAGCTTGTGTTTTAATATCACCTGTTTTATTATTAACAAAGTATTTACCATTCCAATTATAATCCATACCCATCATTTTAGGATATTTTTTATAAACTTCTTCCTTACCTATATCACCTAATTCCGTTCCTATTAGACCTAGTAAAGATGATTTATTATTTTGGAAAACACCTTTATTCATTGCAGTTTTATCTTCGGCAGCAACAGTTCTACCAATATTAGTTTCATCAACTGCATTATTAAATTGATCACCCATATTATCTTGCTGTCTATTAACATCTGCTATTTTAGAATAAGCATCTGATAAACCTCTTGTTTTATTTAATTGAGA